TGCGTTTATTATATGCATCTACAATTTCTACAGGATACTTTCTCAATTTTCTATCCAATGTATCGCCTGTAAAATCATCAAAATATCTTAGATTAAATGCAAGAACATAACGTCCATTTTTTTTACCTACAATTTTTGTATATTCCCACGGAAGGGTAATAATTGCAGCATTAACACCAGCTTCATTTATCTCAACAATATTTTCAACATCATAATCAGTCATAAATTTGTCAAACACCGATTTTTTTTTCTTTGTTTCAAAATAAAAGAAAGCAGTTCCATCGGTCATTTCTGTAAACAAAGCATTTCGTATAAATTGTTTATCATGGACAGACTCAAGAGTTGCTTTCATCAAATCTTTATTCTTTTTAGTTTTTTTATTTGTTTTCTTTGACTTATTGATTAGCACTCGATCCAAACATGGAAGTGCTGTCATATAATCTATAGAATTTGATACAATTCCATTTTTTGTATAAACAAAATTTGATAATCTGATTGCTATATCATGATTTAGAATCGGATTTCTTAATACATTATCAATCTCAGTTTTTGAAAAATAATTATAAACTCCACATGAGAATATAGAATTAAACATATCTTCAAAACCACTTGAGGAATGATACGAATTAAATTCAAATATAGAATCAGTTTTATTTGAAGTAGGAGAGGATTGCTTGTTTGTCTCAACTACATTGTTTGATTTTATTTCTTCCGACATGTTCTCTCCTTTCATTTAATTGATAAGACATGAAAATTCGTAATCCGATGATGAGCCAGTTTCGTCAAGTTCTAACTGATCTATAAAGTAAGAACCATATGAACAACTGGTGTATCTATCTTTTCTGTTCTTCCCTTTTTCTTGTATTTTTATAATGCCTGTTTGTGGCATTTTCTCGTATTGTAATTCAGCACATTCTCCAATCATCGCCTGAGTTTCTAAAAATGGTTTTTCAAAATTTATTTGATCATCAACATTTAAAGATTGAAGATATTCTTTATTATTTGGCAAGATTGTCTCTTTGGCAATATTATAATTAACAAGAAAATCTATTTTATTTTCTATAAGATTTTTTCTAAAAGCAATTGCAATATCACTATTAAGGGATTGAGTAGCATTTATAGCATATATACAAGATTTAGCGTTTAGATCAGAACAAACCTTTGCATACTCATCATTATTCATGCATTTTAAAGGTTCATATTCAATACCTCTTTCAGTATCATATAGAATTTTTTGTAGCGCATAAAGAACTTGTAGACCACCATTTCTAGTATCAATTACAATATAGTCTGCATTAAAATCTTCATAAAGCTGTCTTATCCTTATTGCTTGCAATGTTGTGTCTCCAATTTGATTTGATTCAATATATGGATACTGACGCCTATAACCACGTTTGATTTCTGTTTCATTTGTATCATTCATATACGTTAAAGTTTCTGGTATTCCACGAATACATGAATAGACAGAATTGTCATTTTGACTTCCTGCTACAAATGCAATATCATTAGACACGATTCGTATTTCATTGTCTAGTTTAGGGATGCTATATTTATTCTTTTTTCCAGATTTAAAATCAATAGATGATTGAGGATAAAATACATGTCGAGATACTTGTCTATTTAAAAGCATAGAATATGTGAAATATGACGATAGAGAGTCTTTTACTTTTAGATTTAAAAATTCGATTTTCCATGTTACAGGATCTTGCTTTTTCTTTTCTTTAATAAGTTGTTCAATTGTTTTTAACTCATGTTTCAATGCAATGCTTTCATCAAAAGCTAACATAACTGCATGATTATGTTTTTTCATACCGTCAAGTGCTTGTGCTGCTATATCCCACATCCAATTGCCGTCATCATACCAGCTAGAAGTAATATAGATATCTACGGGTTGTTCTTTAAGTAATTTATTATCTTTATATTCTGGATTGAACATGTATTTAGGTTTGCGTGGTGTTTGGAATGGAGAGATTACAGAGTCTTCAACTTTCTTCTTTATTTGTCGTGTTTCTTCTCTACAAATTGCATTTGAACGAAGACCACGTGCATTTTCATTTGCGACGAAAACACTTATCTTAGAGCCGTTTCTAAATTTAACATATATATCATTATTCCTAGTTGAAAAATCTTCGATTTCTTTTCTTAATATAGGCGACCATTCGCAAAGTTCATCCATGATTTTTTCTGATACTATTAATTTTGCTTGCTTTTCTGTAGCAGCACCTATACGAAATTTTGTACCTTTATATAATAAACATCTTGCAACTGCATAAACTGCGACGATAAAAGATTTTGCGTCATTTCGACTAGCGATAATACAAATAAGATTTGAGATTCCCATTTTATAAATTGTCAATGCCTGATATTCATAAAGTTGTATTTTCAAATAATCCATTACAAATCGATGCATATTCCTTCTAAAAAAAGTTCCCCATGCAAGTACATGAAGAACATTCGTAGGATTACTCAAATAATGTGTAGATGGAAATTTCTTGTAAAGATTTAATTGATTGTGATCAGCATATTTTGCTAAATGATTGTCATTCTTCTTCATATTCGTCTACGTCTGGAACAAAATATTCTTTGTCACGAATATCACTTCCAGTTTCCAAATTAATCATTGGTCTGGTTATATGTCTTTCAATATATTCGCCTAGCTGATCATAGTCTTCATATAATGCTTTGTCTTTGTAAAATTCTTCAGGTGTATACTCAGAGATAAAACCAAGTGTCATGCAAAAAGTTTCATCATTACTCGAATCTTTTTCCTCTACAGTACGCAGTCCAGCTTGCCTAAATGTTTTTGCATATTGTTCTGTCAGCTTTGCATACTTTTCTGCATTACCCTCTTGTAAGTTTTTTATCATTAGCATATTTAAACTACATAACGATTTTATAAAAATCTCTTGATTACTATCTGTATTCGGATTATTACGCTTAAGCAATCTGTAATGATCATCTAAATTTCTATAATCCGATTCAGTAAAACCGACCCCCCATCGATCAATGGCAGAAGCAGATACAGAACAATCTTCCGACTTAATCTGTTCTTTAGATTCGATAACTTCGCTTAACTTTTTTTCATAGTTATATTTTAATGTATCAATATACGTTTTTCTTCCATTACAATTCAAGTTTTTCTTTGCGGCGTAATGGCTAATTCGAGAACGATTTCTATGTCCACTATATGATTCCGTAGCCGCTGAAAGAGCATTTACATCATAATTCCAACCAGCTCTTTGACAAAAATCCTTAAATGAATGTTCTTCATTATTTGAATATAATGCTGTCATTTGATTGACATATGTATCTGTACATTCTTTACACCACGGAAGATACCCCCCGTTTGCTTGGAATAAGACATCATTACTTTTTTGAAAATAAGTATCTTGTCTTGTAAATCCTTTCCCACAACAAGAACATTTATATTTATGTTTATTTTCATCAAATGGAGTTGATGAACGTGGTATGTTTATTTGCACATTTGTATCAATAATCGGAGGCGTATTTATATTTTCGATTATTTTTTCTTCCTTTGTTTTTGTATGTGCCAAAATTACACCTTCCTTTTCAACTAAAATTTATTTTTAAAACGCTGCACACAGGATTTGAACCTGCAAGTCGCAATCGACCAATGGGTTTCAAACCCACTTCCTCAGCCACCCGGACATGCAACATAAACGACACCAGTGAGTCCCGATCTCACACATCCCCATAAGGATATCGGATTAGTAGTCCGATGCATTTGCCAATTCTGCCATAGTGTCAAAATGCACGGAGTTGGAGTTGAACCCCGAATTATCAGCGTGAAAGGCTGATGTCCTATACCAGTTAGACTAAGCCACTAAAATAAAAGGCAGTCTTCAAATGAAAAACTGCCTTTCAAACGTAATCAATAGGATTCTCTTTGTTTTTTCAAATCCAAACTTGGTGCAAACACGATTTCTGATAAAAATCTCGAAGATATTTTTCTCTTATTTTATACGCAACGTAATTCAGTTGATTTTTGTAAATACAATGGGTAGATGTTGCGTTTAGATATTAAGTAAAGAACCTTGTTCTACATCTTTAATACCATTTTTGTCAAAATATTTTCCAAACTCATCTTCAGCAGTGGCATCATTATATATGAATAACATATCGGCTGAAGACCACTGGAAAAATTCTTGGATGACATGGGCTGGAAGATTTAGTCGATGCAAACGTGTACACAAGTAATGTCTAAAACTGTGGAAGTACACATCCACTCCTAAAATTCCTTCTGCCATATCGATCCACGAACTTGTGTCTTTGCGTTGTCTATAAATACGTTCTTTTGTATTCTTATTAATAGAACATGTAACAAATAGCCATTCACTATTAATCCCTCGTGCTTTCCGTTCTTTCATCCATAAATCAATATATGGCTTTGCTCCGTAAAGCACAAATTTATTAATCTGTTTTCCTCCACGTCCGAATCCTTTCGCTCTTACTTTATCTGTTTTCCACATAGAATTAAAAACAAAATGTTCATCATTGAAGTATTCAACTTTCATTTGTAATAATTCCGCATGTCTCATACCAGAAAAGGCAGCGATGGCAAACCCACATGCAGCTTCGTATTCTTTTTGTTCAACCAAAGTATTCAAAAGTTTGTCAACTTGCTCATCTGATAAGACAGTTTTCTCTCTAACAACTTCTTTTGCAGGATTTTCAATCTTTCTAATAATTGGTTTATAATTTTCAAATTCCTCTTCGTCATCCAGAATATTTTGAATATAATTGGACAATGATGAGAGAGTAGATTTGACTCGTCTAATTCTATTTGAACTCCATCCCCATGTATTCAAAGCATGATTTTGAAATTTTGCTATTTCACGCTTGGTTAAATCTGCGAAAAACTTGTTATTGTTATTTTCTAAATTCCATACCCAAAATATCTTTAGATCATTTCTATAAGCAGAAATTGTCTGAGGACTACGGTCAACCGATTGCAAATAATCTAACCAATCTTCTCCGAGACTTATATTATCAACATTTACCGCATCTAACTTTCCCTGCGTTACAATGTTGTTATATACTGTAAATCTTGACAATATTTCACTTCCTTTCTAAAACACTTTTCTTTTATAATTCTTTATAAATTCAAACCCAAATAGGAGAGGAGTGCAAATGAGGTTATACTTGTCCGCAAAGTAGCTACTCCTTGCGTATCTCTCCATAAATGTCCGTAGTAGGAGTCGAACCTACAAAATTCTGATCCTAAGTCAGACGCATATTCCTGTTCTGCTATACGGACAAAATCAAGGGACTGTTATTTCACAGCCCCTTGATTTTGTATGTTTATTTTTGAAGTTGTAATTTTAATAATTACATATATACCTATTTTTACAATAGTTATGTTTGAATGCCCGAAAGTAATCTATTAACATTCTCAAATTTATTATCTATATATTTTTTAACATCAAGTTCGTAAGTTATTCCAATTTCACAATCGTTATTTGTATAAACTGTAATAACAGATCTTTCCGATATTTCCAGTTTTTTCAATTCGTCGATCAATTCAGGAGACGATTCGATTGTCGGCTCTTCCATCACATAAAGAACAGTTATCGGGTTTTCGGCTACCATTTTATCAATGGCTTCTTGACTCATTTCACTTGTAGTAGGAGGGAACAAAATTGTAATAGGACTTTCTTCGTAAATAAAAGGATAATGGAAAGACATGCAAAATGATTCACCGCCATCTTCTGGATTCATCATTGTGAAAAAATATGGTACGTTATCAGAAATAACTTCCCCTAACGACGAAAAAATACTTACTCCCTTAGCATACTGAATGGGTCTACCTCCAAATATAAGAGTATAACCCCCTTGAAATTCTAATTGACCGGGACGATCAAACACCACCTTCCCAATATTTCGTATAACCCCTTCTTTTGTAAGAATATCTCGGTACTTACCAACACTTCTTAAAGGTTCATCAAGCGATAGTTTTACAATTTGTTCTTCATATTTTTCATAGGGTATCTTTTGTTCGCCCAATATAACCATTAGTCTGCTTGTCGTAGCGTTTATGGCATCAGCAATACTTCTTTCAATATATTCACCATTGGCTATAACTGAAATTAAAATGTATCTCGTTGTATTTTCTGTGGTAATAGTTATTGCTTCGCCAATTTCTGCCGAGTCAACACGTATAATGTTGGTTCCAGATTGCGGTAGTTCTTCAGTCTGAGCAATGAATTGTTTTGTATCTACGCTGGGATTAATTACTCCCCGACCATATATGGTATACGTTGTATTGGGACAACACGGTATATATACAAATGCTTCCGTATCACTAACAATGATTTGATATCCTTCAATATTTCCGCATAAATAGTTATCTGTTAAATTGAATAAATTTCTTTTAACAACCTTAAGTTCTATATCATATTTCCCAGTTTCTTTGTTATATACGCCTACACTTTTCATCTCTTGTGGGTAATCGAGCCTTGGCGATGGTAGTCCTCCTGTATATGGCTCATATGTTGATGGACGAGTTCGATATTCAGAAAATTCAAGTTGAATTTTATTAGCTAGTGTGGGGATTGTAAGGCGCATATATCTTCTTTCTGTGATATCTAATACGATATATCCATTTTCAAAGTTTTCTTTATTTTCTAAAAAACTTTTATCAGAATTATACAAAGAAACCTTACACATACTAGCGTCTTGAGTATTTAAAGATATAATATAGTAACCTATTTTATCCATTAAAATATAATCGGTAACTTTTGTATCTGAATTTTCAACAATCTCTCCATTTTCATTGATCGATTTATTATCGAACATTTGTATGTTAGGATCGAATAAATTCTTTCCTTTTGTAACTGTTTGTGTTGTATTACCATAGATGGTAATTTCAGAAGTTTTCTGTTCAATGTTATCTGTAACATTAACAATATCAGTTCCTTTTACGGTATTGTTGATTGATTCCATGCATTTTTTCTGAGATAACACATCAACATCTTTTGTTAATTTTTCAAGACTGTTTACAAGATTAGTAGTATCTTTTTGATTATTACTTTCCACATTTTTAATAAGAGAGTATAAATATGCTTCTGTATTATTCATAATCTTATACCCTCCATTTTATAACTTTTTCCATCCAAAGGAAAATAACATATAAAGAATTAACTCGCCATCTTTATTACCAACTACACATGTGCTTCCGAATGGGGCATAATCAATTCCGCTAAACATTTCTTTTCCTTTTTCTTTTGTTGTCGGTAAGAAGTTTATTTCATCTTCTGTATCAACAGCAAATTCCATTACATTTGTATTATAGCTTTCTCCGATTTTTAAGAGCATTCCTGCCATTGTACGTCCTCCTTACCAAATAGTTTTGAATAGTATTTTTCAGATGAATAGATGATCAGGCACAAATCTTCCATATAAAAAATTATACATTTTAATTTTATTAATAATGTATTCCTCTGTTTCGTCAATTACATTCATTGCTTCGTTATCGTTAATATTTGTTTTGATTGTTACGGTATATTCACCATCTGACTCAGAAATTTCATTGTCTTCTTCAACATCAAAGGAGTAAACATTGTCGCTTTTTATGTAAGGAAGACATTTTGAATTAGCATCTCCTGATATATAAACAATAGTTCCGTTTACATTAAAATACTTGCCATCTCGTTTAAATTTTTCGCACCAAATACCAAGATTAGATATTGCAATTACATATTCATTATTATATAAATCATAATCAGGAGCACTAACATCTAATTCTTCAATATTCATTCCGCACCGAATAAATTCAGTCACATAAGCCGCTGCATCGGATGCAGTTACAATAATAGCAATATCTTCATAATTTAAAAAATCTAATTTGTTATATTCACGCATAACAAAAGATACAAAGTGTTTAATATCTTTAAAATTTAAAGTTTTGATATCTTTCATAGAATATACCTCGATTACATGTCTTTATACTTTTTAGCAACCTTAAACACCAACTCATCATGTGCTGGCTTTACCCATTCTTTACCAGTTAGTGCAGATTTTCCACATCTTTCATCAATGTGCTTCACGGAAAATGCACCAAGATCTGCAAAAGTAATTTTGTCATTACTTTCTTTTAATGTGTCAACTACAACTTCTCCAAATGCTTTAATGATCTCTTCAACTTCCTTTGCATTGTAGACAGAAGAAGTTCTACTACAAATTTTCTTTGTTAATTCATTTTTTGTCATATATATTTACTAACCTCTTTATTGTATTTATTTTTTAAATACTCGCTACCAACAACAGCGGCATTCATGTGGAATCATATTATTTCTCGTGTTTGTTTTCCAAATTTCCACGTATCATCAGTTGGATTTTTAAATCATACGAAGTGATATGTATCATTCCTCCGTTCCGTCAAAGCGGGCTACTACATAGAAGAGTAGCCCTGTTATTGACAGATACATTGCCTTATATAATTTTTGTTTTATATAAAAGCACCTATCAAATTCCGTTCACATACGAGAGTTTGTTTTAATAAAGGGTGATAAGTGCTTTTATGTCTTGTATACTCACGACATATTTGTTACACTTTATTTCGTGAGGTTACTCACAGTCTAAGGTTATCAGTTTTCCCGAGGAATTTGTATTCTAAAAGGAAGGCAGGTGATGTGTATGTCGATGTTTTATTCCGATAAAACTCCCGTACACGTCCATGCTTATTGGCGTTTCCGTCTGAATAGATGGGAATATGTCCGTAAGTATTGGCGCTCGCTCCCCAAGCGTTAAATACGCCACTGTAGCACACAGATGGATCGAACTCTCGTTTGATTTCAATTCTGAGTAGCTGATGACCTTTTCTTATTACTCGTGAACATTATCTGTTACAATAATGCCTACTTTCTCCATAAATTCTGTTTCTGCATTCAGAACAGATTCTATGACTTCTTTATCTAATTTGATTTTTTCAGCGATATAATTTAAACAATCTTCAAAATCTAAAACTGGATAATCATTATTTTCATTCATTATATTCAACCTCTAATTTAGTCAAACTTAACATCATACAAGCAATCTAATCCACTCTCTGTAATAACAGAAATCGTTTGTGATGGTTTACTATTTAATCTTAAATCCAAAGCATAGTTATCTATTCCACATAGCGTACCTGATTCAATTACTTTTGTATTGTATACAGTTGTCAGTCCATTTATATGTCGATGTCCAAGATATACCAATGCCGGACGCATACCGAATAGAAGAGTGAATTTCTGTACAACGTTGTTTGGCGTATCTTTGTCTCCATGAGAACTCATCACGATGTTATTTCTGACATTAAACATAGCAATTGATTCTTCAATTTTATTTTCATTGAATATGATATTTTTAAAATTCTGTAATTTTGCCTGTAAAAATGGAATGGCTAAGTGATCAATGTTTTCACCTTTTAAAGAATCTTCTTTCTTTGGTGAGATTCTCGAGTGATTTCCAGGACAAACATATACATTAACAGTATTGAATCTATAACTCATTTCTACTAAAAATTCAGATATATAATTTGCCACAGTCAGAAACTGTTCAATCAAATTCTGATTATTTTCAATTCGTAACTCGTTGTGGATAATACCACTTACAAGTTCAGATAAAATTACAAAAGCGTTCTCAGAACCATGCCTTAACTGTACTTCAAAAATTTTATCCAAATAACGATTGAGTCTGTCTTTCAAAATATTTTCATCAAATTTATTGAAGAAATTATCAATATAAATTCCAGCATGAATATCCGTGCACGAAATAATTAAATCATTATCTGTCTTTAAAATTCCTGCAAATTCTTTATTCTTGTCATATTCAAGTGGATTACAATTAAATTCAGAAATTGAACGCAGAATCTGGTCTTTATAACTTTCTTTTCTGGCTTCTTCCCGAATAACACGTCTAAGTTCATTTCTCTCGTCACGGACCTTTACGGTTTCTTTTTGAAGCTGTTGTTTTTGCAGTTGAAGCTCTTTAAAATACGCTTCTTCGTTAAGTTTGTTGAAAACACCAGATTCATAATATCGTTTAGCTTGCTGATATGGTTTACGATAAGCAGCCTCAGTACGATATTCAGAATCATCATCTCCTCGAAACTCTTTGTTGATAACAGTAGCCAATTCATCCCAAGACATATTCAGTTGTCCGGAATCTTTCATCTGTCCCATTCTCCAGATAAATTGTTCTTCATTTTCATTTTCTAATCTATAAAAATCAGTTATAATCACACACCGCCTTACGCATCTTCATCGGAATCATCTTCCGGCTCGGCTAGCTCTTCTTCGTTTTTGATTTTCACATTCATCTCAATTGAGCACCCGTTGAATTCCTTTAATAGAGTAGAAAGTTTTTTATCTTCTCCATTAAGTTCTACAATCATCTCATCTGTATCAATAACACCAGCAATCTTCATTGATTTTTGTGTTGTTAATTTATAGCTAAAATTTGCCATATAAAATTTTCCTTTCATTCTAAAAAATTACAACTAAAAAAGACCCAACGTAGTACGCATCGTAGAGGGGCGTGTTGGATTCTGTTATCATTTATTTATTTTTACGAGATAGAAGAGCAGTTGTTACTCTTCGTCTTCATATTCATCATCAAAATCTTCCTTTTGATTATATTGAAATCCAAATGCATAGGTTTCAGATTCTATACCATCTTCCTCTTGCAGTTCTTTTAACTCTTTGTTTCCTTTGAGTACAAGTTTACTTGGAAGAATTTTAAAATACTCTATCCAAGATAAAAGTACATTTGTAAATTCTTCTATCACAGGAATAAGCAGCATATATGACAGTATTCCTAAAATAAAAGCCATAATTGTTTTATTATTTTTATTATTCATAAGCAATTACCTGCTTCTTTATAATTTAATTTTCGTTCCCTTATTTACAATTACTATGAACATTCTTTTAATAATAGATGGTTGTTTATGGTATTTTCATCAATTATATCTTTATTAGACATGTCTAATCTAAATTCACCAAAATATTTAATTTCAGCATCCTTTCTTGCTTTAATCGCATCTTCAATATTCTCAAATCTTCCAAGTATAATGGATTTTCTTTCTGTTTTTATTGAGGATACCCATTTATTATTTTCTCTTTTAACTCCAACGATTCCAGAGGATTTAGAAGCCATATATGAAAAATCTTTATTTCGTGCATTTTCCGTTGTAGTAGCTCTTCTTAGATTAGATTTTCTACAATCGTAACGTACTAAATTTTTATGATCAACATTTATGTCTTCTCTATCTTTAATGTCTAAAACAACACGATGTAAGCGGACAATTTTGGTTGTATATATATCTTTTTCTAGTGAATGTGCGCATACATAACGACCATCATACCACCATGAATAATCTTTTATTTTATCATAGTCTTCTTTGTCAAAATAGAAAAATGTTCCGTTGCTGCAATAACCTATTCCAAAATCATATGTATCTAAATCATATTCGCAATATTTTTTTCCTATTTCATAACGTGAGTCTTTATAAAAACAACCACACGATTTGACACCATACGGAGTAATTAAAGCATATCGAGAATAGTAACACAACTCACCGCACTCACATAAACATTCCCAAAGTTTTGCACCGTTGTCTGCTTGCCGAGTGCTCCTAATATCCGTTTCTCTTAAAACTGTAAGTCTTCCAAATTTTAAACCAGTTATATCTTTTGGATATTTTTCTCTTGTTATTTTTGCTTTCTCTTTTGCCTCTTTTGAATTTCTGGCACAACCGCAAGAAACGGTTCCATTTTTCTTTCTTGTCAGTGCAGTAGATTGTATTGATTTAATATTACCACAGTCACATTTGCAAATCCAATACACTTTGCCGTTACCAGTTCTTTCTTTATCAACATAAAGAACTGTTAGTTTACCAAAACGTTTTCCGGTTAAATCATTTCTCATTAAAGCTTTAGCCATAAACAATCACCTTGTCCTTTCGTTGTATTTTCAGTGAATATAAAAACTGACTACCAATTATTCAGTAGTCAGTCTTTTTAAATCGTTCTTAAATTTATCTGTATCTTCAAAATAGAAGACTGTTGCATTTTGTAGCGTTTTATTTTTTTGCAAGTCAATTATCGGATTTCCGCATTTCAATAATTGTTTTGCTAGAAAACTGTTGAAAATAGATTTTACTTTTATCTTTAAACACCCTTTCTAATCTAATAAATCTGCCATAGCGGCAGTTTCACTTCGCTCAGTTTTTTGCAGTTGAACGTATCCAAACTTATCGTGTCCTACTAATTTTTGAACAACAGACAATAATCCATTATTCATTCTAAATAAAGCAGAGTCAGTTTGTTTGAAATCTCCATTCATCCATAGTGACGATCCGTCTCCAACACGACCAATCAATAGTTGAACATGCTCTTTTGTAAGATTTTCAGCTTCACTTACATAAATAATAGTATTTTTAATATCTCGACCTCTCATATATGCAAGATGCTCAATCTCAATTGTTCCTTGCATCATCTGAAGTTCTAGTCCTGTTTGACCGCCGAGATGATCTGCAAGCGGCATGGCATATGGTAGTAACTTCTCTAATTTAGATCCCGGCAGAAAACCGATCTCACTAGCGTCTTTAACTCCGATTGCATTACGAATATATAAAAGTTTTTCAAATTTTCCTTCTTCAATTAATTTTAAAGCATTTGCAATCATGATATAGTCTTTACCGCTTCCAAATTTTCCGGACAAAACATTTATTGTTTGCTCTTTGTTTTGCAACATATCAAATGCCAATATTTGATGTGGGTTTCTTGGCTTGATTTTTCCAAGGAAATGACTATTTATTTGTTTATATGAAATAGTTTTATATTCTTCGCCAATCCATTTTCTATAATCTACAACCTCGCCATCGGATTTCCTTATAATCAAATATTCATTCACTTCACAATTATAAATATTCTCATTTAAGTGTAAATAAAAATAACTCATTTCTTCATCAGAAAGAGTTACTTCTTTATATCCTTTATACTCATCTAAATTCTTGACGAGATTTAATTCTGAAATTCCTTTTGTTTCTAAATTAAAAATATTCTTAGAAATAAATTTGCAGTTCAAATCATCGGTACATACAATTATCGGGTGTATACCAGTATTGTATTTATAAGCAGAAGCCAAAATAATATTATCTGGAGTTTCTTCTAAATCAAATGATTCAATTATCTTTGTGATCTCAGAGTCATATCTAACAACTTCAAACTCACCATAGTTCTCATCTAATAAATGAGCGATTAATCTCGCCTTATATTTTATTTCTCCATCTTTTCTTGAATCCGTTTTAATATGTTCAATTTCTTCTAGTGTCTTTTGTGAAATCACAAAAAACTCTTTAAATGCGGCATCTTGTAAATTCAAGAGTGCATTTGTGTCTAGGAACAGTTTATATTCCAATAAACCTTCCACCTTTCCTATATATTTGCTCAGCTGCTAAATGTCACTTGAGCATAGCTTTTCGATAATCATAATAAAAATTTAATGCACCCTTATGAGTAACATATCTTTTATGAGTTTTTCTATCATATCTATATGTATCAGATTCCTCTACAAGATAATAAGTCGGATGCTTAGATTTTGACTTTTTCACATGCTCTCCATATCCATTCTTTCTCATATAGAAAGCATCGTCTTTACTAATTTTGATTATAACAATTTCCTTCTTTCATTCTAAATTTCTCCGCAAAAGGGAGAGAATTGCGGATCATAGGAGTCGAACCTATTATTTTATGGGTATGAACCATATGTGATCTTCCGTTTCACTCGACCGCACCAATTTGTTTAATATAATAAGATAGTGACGATACCACAACACAGCAGTACCGCCACCGAAAGAAAAAGATATATGAAAAATATAATAAACAATCTATTGTAACAATAAAGGGATCTTCACCCTACGAAAATATAATGTCGTAATATTCTGTCACTATCTAATGAAGTCTGAGCTATAAGGAGCGACCCTATAACTTTCTTCACCAATATCTTACAAAAGATACCGAGGATAGACACAATTGGTTTTGTGCAACTTTCAGGCTAAGTCATTCAGTTTAATATCCTATTAGAATCATTCTTTAATCATAATAAGAATTGTTTTTATCCAATCAAATTTATGTCGATTTGCCCTACTCGACCATTAAACATCCATTATACTCACATTTCTGTGATTCAACGACACTACCATCTTATTTAGAACTTCGCTACTTAACTCCTATAAAATTCCACCTTTATAGGCATCACGATTCTTCTCTACCAACAGAGCGGTCTATTATGATGGCTGGATGAACACGACATTTTACTGGCAATATATTTTTGCACACATGCGTGACTTCGATGGTTTCCATCTTTCCTAATATACCTCACGATATTTTGGAAGCGCCTATGTAAAAGTATCCCATTACATCTTCACTCGTTATACACATGCTCTCAGCACAGGGACTAGCTGTTCTACACTGAGTTCTTTATTGTTACAATACATTGTTTATATTTTACACTCCTTATAACGCCATTGACTTCGATACATACAAGTCTAATTACTTCCGGAATGTAGCAAATCCGTACAGCATCGCTTGGTGAACTGAACTGATTTATATGACGGTCTGCTAAGTTTTTATACGGCATCACACCAACTCACTTATATCCGTATATTAAGACGAAAATGTGTTTATTAATGCCCCCCTATGGGCGAGATTTATAAATTGCCACATTTCAGCCTGTGACATAGCTTGTTTAATTAAAACATGTTCCCGTATTTATATACCGCATTGGATTCAAGCGGCAAGGATACTTGTACAATACGCACTTTCTCCCTCATAAGTGGACTTAACGAAACTTGAAAAAAGTGCGTATTTACGCTGTTTGTAACATCTCAAATTTACCAGGTGTACACAAAAACTACTTGTTTTTGAAACATTTCAAAAATGAAGTCGAATTTATATCATATAATATTTTTAATAATAACGATTTATTTGCTCCTATATTTGTTTTCAATCTCGTAATATTTCTTTTCATATCTGATGATATAATAAAAGCTCTATCTATTAAATTAGACATCAATCCTGTATAGTTAGATGAAATATAAATTTGCCGGATATCTTGAATCAATTCGCTAAAATCAGACCTTAGTAACAAATGGTCATCAGTATTATCTGTATTGTAATAAAATAATTCCAAAGAATATTTTGAAATTAACTCTTCAACCTTTTTGCATTTTCTTCTGTCTTCCTCTAATTTATGTTTTACAAAAAAGTTGCTCATTGGAAGAGTAGTAGTTGTATTCCGAAATTTATTCAATTCTAAATCGCACAAATAATTCATAGGACATTTCAAATCTGGATTTATATTTTTCTTTTTAAATCCATGTTTAATAATTCTCCAGAATGAAGGGTATTTATTCTTTTCAATATCCATATCATTTTTAATACGTTTAATCTCATCTGTTAATTCTATATCAAAACGTCTTTTGGCATTATCTATTGCGACTTGGGCAAGTACACTCAGAATACAAACATAATCAGAATATTTAGGATCTTCAAAATTGTAGTCGTATGTCTGTGCAATCTGAGCTAAATTACTAGACTCTCCGATATCTGTTTGAGACTCTGCCAGTTTATTATCTATCGCAGCATAATCATCCATTGTATTTGAATACACATTTTGCTCTTTAGGAATATTATTTACAATCGTATGATAATTTTCATAACAATATTTTGCATGAGCAACTATATCTGGTTGATTTGTTGTAAATCCAAAATCTGAATCTTGATCTGCGTCTGTTATATACTTGGCTCTTTATCCAAGTCTTCTCTAATTTTCATTAGAGTGTCGGACTATCTCTTTGCCCTCGTTTAACGTTAGGTTTGTAGTGAACAACTCTACTCATATGAGGCTATACCTCATAGCAATCGGCACTCGTGGAAGAAATTATTGTTTTGTCATAACTCATTCTTCTAGTCTCTAAACCTTCCTGTTACATAATGACATTTCACAGGCTTGGTAATTGGTTGGCTTATATGTATTGATTATTAAAATAAATTATCTATATCTTATACCTATATTCTTTATATACTTTATTATTTAATGCCGCGTTCTTTATTGCGGTTATCATGGTATTTATGTTTGTTTTTATGTTATGTTTATCTTTCAAGTATTTAGCACACTCGGACATACAATCGAAAGATGAAATATAATTATAATTCACATCGTAAAGTTCAACTTTTTTAGCACGTCCGTTTTGTCCATTTGGTCGAGAATAATATTTATTTTTTAATTCTGGATTTTCTGATAGTTTTTTCTTTAAAGCATCGTTACCATAATTGGGATTCTTACTTCCTTTAGAGTTAATACTACGTTTTTCAATCCATTTCTCATATGTTTCTTTGTCCATTCTTTCTTTAGGTGATATCCCGTACATGGGATTATTAGTTCCAGAGAATTTTTTGCTAAGATTTTTTCTAATATCATTCGCTTTCTCTTCTGAAAATGTTTCCCAATAGTTTACATTATATGCAGGATTATTTTCACCCATCATCCTTTCAGAATGATGTTTTCTCCATTTATCAGAATGTACTAATCCAAAAGAACCATCTCCGCCAAAAGTATGGTTTGTTAAATGACCATTTTCATTTTTCACATTATTATATCCAATAATATCAATTCCATATCCTAAATTAAAAACGTAATTACTAATTACTTCACGCTCTAAATCATAAGCTTCTTGTTCTGTTAAACCATCTCGAATTATTCTAGTATAAGATCCACATTTTTTTACAATTCGATTATGGTGTTTATTTCTTATTTGATTGTATGCTCTTTTTAATGTACCTTTACCAACATAAAAGCATTGGTTGGTATCTTTTCTAATATGTTCGTAAACACAATATTTGTTTTGTTCTATGTTTATCATCTTCTTTTGTTTATTTATAATCAATACATACTTAGCGTTCCAATTTTCACCGATTATTTTTTACGCACATTTCTGTACGCTGACCCAGTTTGTTAAGCCGTTGTTCCGATCCTGAAAATCTGTGCCAATCATATTAACTGCAATACATTGTCTGCCTAAATTAAAATACTTCTCCATATTCCTACTATAGACATTATGCAAATATGTCAAATTGTTTTTTGAATTAAATGGACTTCTGAAAAATGCCAAATACTCCCCACTATTAAATCTCTCGGTATAACATTGTATTACTCCGTCTTCTGTAAAAAATGTATTGTCTTTATCTACTGACTTTTCATTACCAGTGGCAGCATACAATAACATCGCATATGGAGAGCCTACAATAGTTAAATTTTCTGCATTCTGCATAATTTCACCAGATTTCATTTTTAAAACATAAGATTCTATAATTTTCTTTCTTCTTGATCTAAAATAGGAGCTTCTTACAAATTCCGGATTATGTTCACATAAAGCAATTAATACTCTATAGTCGTTAGAAAAATTATCGTTTTTCTTCAGGTATTCAAAAAAGAATTGATCATCCGTTTTTAATTTATTGACATACTCAACGCTTTCTTTAACAACATTCTCCATTATATCAAGATTTAACGAATTGACCATTTGATAGCTCATTTTTTGATAAGTACCCAGTTTACTTTCGTGTGCAGTTTTTACAACCCCAAACATGCAATTGTTTTCATAAACTTTTTCGCACCAATAATCATAGGTTATATCAAACTTCAACCATTTCAATGCATTGTCTGTTGTAATCAATTCTATATCTTTTACAAAATGCTCCACACCAAACATATCTGTAACTTTTGCTTCATAATATCTTTCACCGAAATAATCTTTAAAAAACTGTTGTATATTTGTATTGAAAGCTGCCATCTTTGTAAAATGATGACGAAGTAGAATATATCCATTTCCCCATTCTGGAAATCTGCTACTGTCAATAAGTGCTTCTCCATCAAATAAAATATTCTTTAATTTATAATCTTCTAAATGTTTGGAAAAGCAACGTTTATTCTCATCAGTTTCGATACTAATTACATTGGTGTTAAAGAATCTATCCACGTCTTTTAGAACTAAAATATTTTTCGGGTTGATTTTTACTCGTCCAACTATTCCACTTGATATGAGGGGGGCGTACGCACTTATTTCTACAACTTTCGCATTTTCTTCCGGTAGTTCAATCCCCATATATAGATAATTCTTGGCAGTTTCATATAAATCATCGCAGATAAAAATACATGAACCTTTTTTTGCTTTTCCTGTACTTCTAAAAAGCATTTTATAATGGATTGTTTCTCTTTTTTTTATTTCTCCATTCCTTTTTCTTAAAATATATTCTACAGAAACGCCATCATTATAAAGCTTTCTTCTCAGTTCATTTTTTGATAAATAATTATATTTTCTTTTGTTTTTTCTTGCGAAGAGCAAGAGTTTATTTATTTTCTCTATCTTATTTCTTGCCTTATCGATTAAATATTTATCATTTCTCACCCGCGCACGCTTATATTCTTTTTGTGCAGAGTTTGCAACTTTTCGCAGATGATTTAATTCCTGTAAATAAGAACGTGATCCGTAGTTGAATTCTAAACAAATAATATCTCTCGTAGATTCATCTTTCCATGTTTTTAATCCATTTTCTTCCAAAAAATCCTTGAATAAACTATTTGGGAACATTGCGTCCTTATATTCATAGTGGTCACGCAATCCTAAGTTGTATTCATATAGGGTGCTTGCTTCAATATTTTTTATTTTTAAACCAAACTCGCTAATTATGAAACACCACCAATCTATTTATAGCTAGATAATAAATTGTATAAATCTTCAACTGTTTGTAGCTTGATATCGTTTCCATCTTTATCTAAGACCGTATCTTCTTTCCATTTTCTACCATAGTCAAGCTCAAAACAGAAATATTCAATCCAATTATCTTTATCATAATCTTTCAACAATAAATGAAGTAAATTCAGCGCTGTTGCAACACAATTAGGTTGATAAATATATCCATCCACTTTATTTTTTTCAAAAAATTTATTGAGCTTATAACTGTATGTGTCAGTAGTTTCGATTTCTTCCATTATCTTCAAAAAATCTTCTTTTTTAATTATATTATCCAATCTATTTCATTCCTCCATACATTCAACATCTTCATTTTCCATCACTTTAATATCTTCTTCAAGCCATTCTAATAAATCTTTCATGCTATAAAAGCAATCTAAATGTGCAGCATTACCATTTATATTTTCCAAATACTCATCTCCATTTTCAATCATTTCTCCACACTTATCACAACGGACATAAGTGTTAATAGGATAGGAGTAGTTGGGACATTTTGGATGACATGGATTTTGCAAACATACTTCACACACTTTCTGGATCTTCCTTATATTTCAAATTGTTCAAAATTTCAAAACCCTTTTCACAGCACAACATATCAAATTCAAAACGATCAATGAATTTATCAATATACCCATTATGTACCATCTGTTCTACAATACGACAAATGTGTTCTCTGATATTTTTCGGTGTGCCAGAAACCAACTGTTCATCGATTCCCTCAAATACCATACCGAATTTTCCATCAATATCATTTCGTTTTAACCACATTTTAAGACTATATTTTCCAATATTCTTTTTAAACATATAATGACATGACACAGAATAATCATTATATTTTTTATCCTTATTAATTTGTTTTAAAGGAACAACAATACCGTATCCTTCATCCTCATATCTAATATTCAAACATTTTCCCATTCTAATTTTCCACCTTTCATTTTTATGTTTCATATAATTTCTTATTTTTTTAGATATAATTATCATCTATATATGTATTCTCTCTAAGACGTAAAACATCTTCGCACACCGAGCATACAATTTTATTTATTAAATACAACTGTTTATTATTTGATACATTCGATAGCATTTCTTTCTGATTGTATTTCCATATATTAATTAATTCATCATCATTACTCCCTAATAGCTCTTCGTACTTTCTACTATACACAATCTCCTGTTCTTTTTCTGTCATGTATTCACTCTACTTTCCGTAACAAATCGTATAAAAGATTCTATTTCTTTTTTATGTTTTTTCTATAATTCTCTAAAGCTTGTTGCATTTTTTTCTTTTGTTCGTCAGATACTATTCTTTTTGGTCTAGTTGGATCTGGTTTCGCACCGGGGTTTATTTTTATCCATTTTAAAGGAAATTTAGCACAAATACTTCCGTCTTGATTTATATGAAAATACTTAAATTCATCTTTCCGTTCTTCATAGATTTTTTTTATTCGATTAATATGTTTTCTATTACTAAACGAAACAGTTGTAAATCTTTCACCTGACAAAAATTCAATGCAATTTTCATTATTATTATCAAAATTTTGTTCTATCAATACAATCACCTCTTATAGCCATTCTTCTTTGTCCAATGAATAGATTGTGCAATACTATTAATTGTATAGTCTGTTGGATGATCTGTACAAAAGCAGGATTCATATAATATGTTCATTGCATATCTATGGAATTCTTCTCTTGATGGAATTTTTAAATTCCCATTATTTGGTATGTAGCTTGTCTGAAGTTTTTGTTTTGTCATAAATTAAATGTATCTCCTTTGTTTTCTTAAATAAATTGTTCATCATTGATCAATCCTTTCTGATAAACTTGGTTAATAGTTACTTGGTTCTATATCTTTATTCTCTATTAAGAATATTTCTTAACAAAAATGGCAATTACTGATACAATAGTAGTTGATGCATCGCTGCAACTCGTAAACAAGCACCACAACTGATATAACATCAGGTACGGAAGGAGCGTGGCATCATTATTCGACAGCTTAGGTTAGTTCTCCAAATAGTGCTTTTTTATATGCGAAAGGAGAACGGATGACGGAAATTATTTTTGTTGGTTCTCCAGTAGTCTTGTTAGTGGTTTTACTTTATTCTCTTGCTAAGCATGGCATTAGTTGCTATACAACACGTAAGAATTTAAAGACGCTAATCGACTCTGGAGTAAAACATGCCGTGGTTGCAGATAACCACATCGAATTTGAACGATAGATTTTGTAAAAGGTACGAAAATGTTTTTGCAAAAATATTGTTCAACACACTATTAACTTGTAACCGGAATAGCAACTAAGCTCTTCTAAATTCCGCTTTTCCGTGATAAATGGATATTACTCAGATATCCATAAAGTGCACTTTTGATTTTGAGAAAAGAGATGTTTGTATTAGGCAAATGTCTCTTTCTCTATTTTTATCCAAATGCTTCAATCAGTAATTGCCAGTAGAAAATGTCTACAATTATATATTCTCTTTTTTTAAGATCTCTTCAACTTTTGTAACTGCAAATATTTCCAGTTACAAATTCCAATCATTCATCATTCTTTCTCTTTGTTTAAATATTTGATCACACCTGGAACATCTTCTTTGTTATATATTTTTTTGTTATAAACCATTTCAAGTTCAGTCAAAATTATATCTCCATATAACTCTTTTTCATTTAGCGCAAAGACATTTCGTGTTGGTATATATTCGCCTTCCACCTTATTGTTCTTCATAAACATATTACTTCTTACATAAAGCATCCCAACATCAACCAATGTAGAAACTGCCTTTTCTATAGTAGTAATAGAAGATATACCGATTCCTTTTTTTATTTGCTGCTTTGATGGGTATGAAATTCGCGGAGTAGAAATTGTGTCTTTAGGAAGATCTATTATGTATTGCTTTATAAATAAATACACACCTGTTAATACAGATTTATTTATCGTAGAATTTACTTTTGTAATACTTTCAAATTCTTCAATACTAAATTGTACAAAACTGTCTTTTGTATAAAATATATTGTTACTCTCAGATAATTGTAGTGAAAACATTTCGTTTGGATTAACTGTAAAAATATCCACACCACAAGTTGCATATTCTTTGTTTATAATTTCAGTTTTTATAATTTCTCTGAAATCAGAATAGATTGATTTGTTATGTGATTTAGTAGAATAACCACATTCATATAAAAGTCGATTGAGAGTAAGAGTGACTTGTCCAAAAGTTTCTAAATGTTTTCGTAAATACATAACAATGAGATAATATTTAAGCCCGGTTATTCCTTTATGGTTTTTGAAATCTTTTTTTGAAAAGCCAACAGTTACATTTTGTTTTTCTCTATTTGGCATAAAAATAATATCGCTAATCTTGAGGTTACCTCCTTTTTGTACCACGATGGGAAAATTCCCCCATAAAAATGATAGGATATGTTAATTTAATGGGAAAATTCCCCCATTGCACCTGTAATTTAATGGGAAAATTCCCCCAAATAATGGGATATAGTAAAAAGCATAAACAATTATATAAAAAAGCATAATAATATAAAAAGGATAATGCATTCACAATTACTTTCGCTTACGCTTAGTAATTGTTCATGCTACATTAATCTGTTTTTCTGTCCACAATTTACATTCTCCATTACTCATAATTTTTTATATTACTTTTCTCTTTTAAAATTTTTTCTTTCTTCAGGTTTTTATGTTTTAATTTAACTCTTGGTTCATATAAGCTGCATTTCTGACAATATCCTCTATGATCAGCAATTCTTCCTTTAGAACAGTTTCCTTTACAAACATAACCCACACATGGTTCAATTCTGTATCTTGACATAAGTATTCTCCTTTATATTTATTTTTGTATTTTGACATAAGCTTTTGTAGATTGATTAGTTGTTTTGAGAGAGATGATTTTATTTTTGTATTTGCGTTTTCTTCTAGGACAGTGGTATATATATTTATTCTCTTATTTGACTTTAGATTATTCATTTTCTTCTGACACAGGATTATCAAAAATCGTTATATGCTTTGTGGATGTAATCGGATCATCTTTAGATACTATCCTGTATTTAATTAGGTTATTGTTTACAATTCCTTCTACCATATCTCTGTATTTCTGTTTGAATTCATATGGATCTAACGGATAACAGGAAGTAAGATTATTTTCATATAAATAATCCGCTTGTATTTGATTTGTGTCTATGTGATAAATATTCTCCATTTCTTTTAAAATATTTTTATATAATTGACCTCGTGTTATATCGAAATAATCTTCTAATAGTTGATATTTAGGCTGCATTTTAGCAAACCAAGGATTATATGGTTTCTTATACGCAGGTTTTTCTTCTACTTGTAGCGGCTCAGATAATTGAGATTCTACTTTTGTAATACGTTCTTCTTGCTTCTCAAGAATGGATACCATTTTATTTAATGTAGAGGATAAGAGAGTGATATCTACTATTTCTTTGTTGCGGTATTTTTCAACGATATCCCATACCCAATCCATGAAGAGATTGGCTTTGGGTTGTCTTGACCAACGGCAAATCTCCATAATTCCTCTTTCTGTATAGTAGACTCTTTCCTGCTCATCAGATTTTGAGGTTGGCTCGTTCTGGAGTCTACCTAACTTTATCTTCATGGATAATGAGTCGAGTCTGTCTTTGTGCTTGCGATGTAAATTCTTGATTGCTGTAGAAGGATTAGAATATTCCAGTGCAGTTCCAATCTGTTCTCTTGTGAGTAGAATGTCATCATTCATATTCCTGTAAAAGTTACATTGCAGCTCACCAAAATTTTCTATTGTAATCAATTTTAAATTTGTCATATGTAAATTCCTTTCTTGTAAATAAATATTTTTTCTTTTTATATTAGATAGTGGAGATATTTATATATTCTCTTTTGAATGGATAAACTTTTGTAAATAAAAAAAGATAAACGATTTTTCGTCTATCTTTTTATTCTTTCTTTATGATCAGTTTTTCTATAAAATTATGGCAATAACCAGTTGCTTTCCGGTTTAGCAATCAATCTTGCATTATTATATGCCATCTCCATCGTTAAGCATGTATGTCCTTGATAGAAGTTTCCGGATTGATTTTTGGTTACAACTAATGCTAAATCTGGAATATCTGAATCTACTAAACATAATGGCAGTAGTAATTGTATTTTTCCATTAAAATATTGAGGTATAGCGATTTTATAATTTGCAGTTACTTTCTTTTTCATGATCTCTATAGCACCGCTGAAGATATGGTGTAAATTTTTTGCATTTTTGATTGAATCAGGAATTCTTGCAATATTATTTTCATCTTCTAAAATATGTTTATAATGAACATTAATTTTGCAGCTTGCATCAAAAATCAACAGATTTGGATTTTGGAAATAATTTGCTCTTTCTGGCAATTCGGTAATTCCTAAATTCCCTAATTCATATTCTGTTGCAAATTGTTTAAAAAACCATTCTTGATCACTTGTGCCTGTATTCTTTTCAGCATAAATGTAAATAGGTTCATAATAAGAAGTGAATAACCCTGTATTCATAAGACAGTAGTTATCTGTTGTAATAACTTTATTTTCTTCTTCCAGTTTCTTAGCAGTATACCTTAGATAATTTTTCAGAATAAGATTGTTTGTTTTTCCATGAAAATTCCAGTTTTCATCTGTCATATTAGCAAGAGTTTGAATTTTTGCATCATAATCTCCCCATATCATAAAATCATATAATTCACTCACGACATCATTCTCCTTTTCTTGTGATGAGATTATTGTATCATAATTTATATTGTAAAAACTGTCCTCTGCGGATTTTATGTCAACAATGTTATATCCGAAATATTTTGGGTCTTTATGTAATTTAATTCCCATAATTTTTAATACTTTTTCAATAGACTCTGACCAAATTTGAAGATTTCTTCTATATGGTATCCCAGCTTCTTTTTTTTCAATCGTTATATCATACTTTTTAAACATAAATTTTATCTCCTTTGTATTTATTAGATTCCTGTTTGTATATTCTCTTTTTTAAAAAAATTAGTTAAAAAAGGAAGTGATAATATTGTAAAATGATTTATCTGTTTTAATGTAAAAGTATCCCCGGTACTGATATGTTGAGTTTTCTTTAAAATAGAAAAGAATTTGATACCGATTTTTAATTCTGTGCAGCTAAATGATAAATTGATAGGTTAGAAACAAAAATTGATTTTTAATACTATTTTTATTTATATTTGAAAGAGATTGAAATTTTATGATATTATAGACGTAGAAATTATTTTTGCAAGTGACAGATATGGTAAAGAGACAAGATGGAGGAAGGGCAATGAATCTTCATGATAGATTAAATGCAGTTACAAAAACAAAAGAAGAAGTCAGAGATGCGGAATATAAGAAAGGTTATGAGGAATCTTATAAATGGGTTGGATACTTTATAAAAGAAATTCAAGATCAACTTATGGATAAAGCAAAACATGGAGAATATACTGAACTTGTAAATGGAAAAAAATATATAGAACTTAATTATTTTAATATATCCATGAAGTATGCATTAGGAGTGGAATTTGAAAAGTTTCGCGTAATAAGCGAGGATGGTAGAAGTGAAAAGATTTTTGCAAAATATTATGTAAAGGATCAAGGCAACTATGATGGGTTTATGAAAAGAATATTTGAATTTTCTCAAGAAGAAGATGTGTCATGTAAAATTGTGTGCCAATATTGTAACGATAAAGAAATGCATGATTTTAATCCAGTTACCGGATTTGAAATTCCATGTAGTAATAATGATGAAGGAAGCATAATCACATTTTACATTCAATGCAGAGTTACATATTAGGATATGCAATAAATTAAATATAGGTGTGGTGCTGGGATAGGCTTATGCTTTTAGGACTGCTGTTTTGTGATTCATGATTGTAGTATGTGAATTGCAAAACGGTGGTTCTTTTTTGTTGGGGTGTGATAATGATATAATTTTGGATTGTAAAAAATGGTATGCTCGATGTAATTTTCGGTAAGTTGGATTATTGATGCTTGGATAATGCTTGTAAGGTAGGTGTTTTAGTGGAATGAGATTAGAATGCGGTGATTATGAAATTAGTGATTTTGGGTTGTTAATGAAAATAAAATGGGTGAAGTTCGGCTTGAGCACTGGTTTTATAGGAGATTTGGTGGAGTTTTGATAGTGAAAATGGTAGTTTTTGATATAAAAATAATTGTCTGAATATTTGTTGCTTAAAGATGCAGGCTTAATTTTAAGTGAAGTAGGGTGGTAGCGTGTTAGGTTTGTCGAAAGCGAAACCGAAAAGATTTTGAAGGGGGATAGAAATTGTGTGAGAATTTGATACAATTTGTGTCGGTGGATTATCGGTGAGATGAAAATTTTTCGTGGTGCGGATGTGGAACACATAAGGGCTTTATGGGTGAAATATGGATCTTAAAAAATGTAAAGCACCCCCCTATAAAACAGATAAAGCCTAACTTTTAAGGCAAAAAAACGGACACTATTATTGTAATAATAGGGTATGTTTTGCGGTTATAGAGGGTTATATTGCATTAGATTTCAGCGTCTGTCGGGGGATTAAATGTCTGAATTGTTTTTAATTTGTTTTTGATTTGTTAAATATAGACGTTATGTGGATTTATACTAACTATAAATGATTGTTTAATGATTAAATAACTATTTAAATGTTCGCCTCAAACCGTACAGTAGATGTACACTTTGAAAAGTTATTCACATAATGTGGATAACTACACCTTACACTGTGCATAACTCCCGCTTAGCACATAAAATCCCACCAAAAATACACCACATCCACCACTTTACACTCAAAACGACATCAAAAACAATAATAAACCTCCACTTTCGCATAAAATCAGATACAATCTTAATTCATCATCTACATATAATTAATACAACATATAACCACCTATACAATCACTTATACACTGACCTACACCTATACAACCACCTACAACAACGCTGATCTGCTGCTGATTTACTTCCGGTTTATTCCTGATCCATTATTCCTGATTTATTATTCCTGATTATCACGCTTTACAAAGTCTATATACAAGTCATATCCTAAAGCATCTAACCAACTTGACAACTCGTTCAATCCTATACGTTCATTATTAAATTTATTGTTTAATTGTTGCGGTATCATACCGCAGTTATTAGCAACGCTTGTCATTGTTCTTTTTTCAGATACAACCGTTTTTTTAAACTCAATTTTTACTTGCTCATTATTATCATATTTAAACATATTTTATATACCTCTTTCCTTTATTATATGTATATATTCATTCTCTTGTTGTCTAAACCATTTATATAGTAATAGTATATCTTATTATCGTTTAAAAATAAATAATAAAAATATAAAAAATATATTGACTTTTAAACGATTATAATTTATAATCATAAACAAGTCAAACGACTATCGTTTATATCTAAACTATAAATGTAAAAAAGTAAACGATAAAAATTTAAAAAAGCTATTGACTTTTAAACGACTATCGTTTATAATAAAGACAAGTTAAAAAACAAACGGCATACAGATAACAAACGAGATTGCAAACAAGATGACAACTGTTAAAACTTATCTTACACATTGTACCTTGATAATTTAATAAGGCTTTACACCTATCATAATACATATTATAATATAGGTAATAATAAACCATAATATTATAATAAAAAGGATGTGAAAGGATGATTACAACTGAAATGACTGAAAAAGAGATGAAAACAGTTAAAATGTCAACTTTGTATGAATTAAGATTATTATTTGCACAGGGCGAAAAAGAAGAGTATAGCAAACAAGAAATTGTTGAACTTCTTGACAAAATAGCGACAGCAAAAGAGCAGGAGTAACAAGTTAAAAAGGGTGTAAGGTCTTATTAAATTATTAAGGTCTTGCACCTTGTAAATTTTATAGTTGCCTATGCTTTTTGCTTTTGTTAGTAGAAATGAGGTAAAAATAATATGACTATTAAACAAAAAGTAGTTAGTGCTTGTTTGCAAATAGGTATAAGCCAAACAGAGTTAGCACATCGATTGGGCATGAGTCAACAAAACTTTTCCAAACGGTTAAAAGTTGGCAAGTTTTCAGATTCAGAGTTACAAGACATCGCTAATGCGTTAGGATGTAAATATCATTCCTATTTTGAATTTTCAGACGGCACAAAAATAGAGTAAAGCATATTATAACGATATGCTTTTTCTATAAAACATAGTAACAACTAAAAAGTTTAAAAAACAATAAAAAAGTATTGACACAACCGAAAAGTTGTTGTATAATAAAGACAAGTTAAAGAGATGCAACAAAAAACAAAAGCTAATGCAGGCAGACTTGACAAGTCGAGACGGTCGCAACCCCGTGAAAATGCAGAGCGGCTTTTACTAAAACGAAAACTAACCTGTGATGAGGCAGGCACACCGCAAACCTTACATATTACATATACAGCGGTACGGGTAAACATTTAAAAATATCTTATCAAAACAAACTTTAAAAGATTAAAAATATGCTTGACAAGCATATAAATACATGATAAGATATAAACATCAAAAGGAGGTACACGAAATGCGAAAGCAATTTACGACCTCGATTGATACTAATATATCGGACAATTTCAAAAAGACTTGCGAAAGTTATAACTTGAAAATGAATGTTGTTCTTGAAGCATTTATGCAACAATTTACGGATCAACAATTCAAAGTTGAAATTGGAAAGTCTGGTATAAAATTGAAGATTGAGGACTAAAAAAGAAAAAGTCCCCATTCTCAGCAAAAACTAAAAATAGGGACGATTTCAGAAGTGATATCATTAAAATGATAAACTTCTAGCCTCAACAACTAGAGTTTATATCATTTCTGAGCAACTGTCAACTCTGACAGTGAAATTTCCTTATTTTATTACCGGCTTGTAAATGGTTCAGGCTACTAACTTACAAAAAACTAAGCGGTTACACTTCCCGAAAAAGTGAAAACTACTCGAATATAATAAAACTGTATAAAGGATCACTGCCGTGTCAGGGGGTCATAATAAAACAGATAATAAAAATGTTTGTGTAGTCGGTAAAAAGTTGTTATTACCGTAAAAACATACAACGGCAGCACGCTAATGAAGTAGTACAGATAAATATACATTTGCACTGTATAAAAGCAAAGTAGCACATATTGAATAGTTGATAGTTTCCGGTTCTCTGTAGAAACTGGCGTAAATAAAGCAAGACGTTACGCTTTGAAAAGTATAACTTTTCTATATCGGGTCGCATGATAGTTGTTATATCATAGCGTTTGACTTTTCCGCCGGAATTGACACGGCAATGAACACGGAAAAGGATGTTAGAAGTATAAACAACTTGAAAAACAATCAAAAGTAACAAACACTTGCGGATGCAAACTGATAATTGACGATTGACAATAACCACGGCACAAACCGGACATAAAACAATCTATTGCAATGATCAAAGTAGCGTGACAGAAGCAAGGGACATTACATCCAAAAAGGATAGTCTGAAAATTTGAAAAATGCTAGACTGGCGATCTGATTAGAAAAGTAGTATTTTAAACCGAAAACGGCGGTTAGCAGTGATATACAGTTTAAGACTAACCGCAAACATGATGCTAGCGTTCTGAAGCCTTCCCGCGGCGGTATCGTTTCAACTAATTTTATCAGAACACAAAAAAATACGGCTCTATCTGCAAAATAGAACCGTATCATAGAAGGGGGGTGATATTATGACTCCAGTGTCCGCTTATGAGTTTTTCCGACGCAACGGAAGAATTTACATCAACGGCAATCTGATAGAATTCATTTCTTATGAAGACTATTTAGATTATTTGAGCTAATTTCCCCTTGTGGAACGTTTAGAACGTCCTATACATCAACATACATATTATAGGACTATTTCTATCAATCTGTCAAGTCTGGTAGAACGTTCCACATAAAAAATGCACCTTGAAAAATATTAATAATGAAAATAAGTTGAACCGATTGTATATATGAGGTCTACCAGTTGAAATTATGAGGGCTACCTATGCGGTTATAAGTGCATATATTAATTTTTAGGGTTATAAGTGAACTATACGATATACAGGAGATAGGCAAAGATAATTATTAATCATCTGACATCGGAGTAGCGTAATAGTCTCCATTATCAAAAAACGTATGAGGTCTATATTTCCCTCATAACCACCTGAAAAATTGGGGCTAATAGAAAAAAGAAATATTTTCTGTAATGTGCCTATGTATTGTTACAAGTCGATAATGAGAGAATACAGAGTACAGAAAGGGAGAAATAAAAAATGTTTAGAAATGAATTGGCAAAAGAGATTGAAAAAATCGAGAGAAAAATTAAAGAGTTGGAAAACAAGTTGGATTTTGTATTTTCTAATTCTGAACCAGACGATGACGGCGCAATGGAAACTGTTATGCTTTTATCAGAAAACATCGTATTTTTAAAGGAGAAAGAAAAGAAATTAAAAGAAACTTTTTGGAGTTTATCCTAATAAAATGGGCGGTGCAGCCTGTGAAGAATTCTATGGAAAATCTACTTTGTGGTAAATGAATTTATTATAATATTGCATGGTTTCTGAAAATCTGCTATATTATAGGAAAGAACAGTGGAAGGAGTGATAGCATTATGAGCAACGCGATTGTAACCGATATGTCGGGTGCGTATATTGAACATTCCGAAGTTATCACAAACTTTGTAGCGGTAGTATATAGCCAACTGAAAAATAGCACTTGCAGAGTATATCCTGACAATGTACAGTACAAATGGATGGTTGGCACAGAAGAAAAAGTGGTTATACCGGATGCATCTATTAATTGTCGTGTACATGCGAAAAAGGGAAACACTTTTTTTGATATTCCGCGTTTTGTCATGGAGGTAGTTTCACAATCGACGGAAAAGTATGATCGTAATGAAAAGATGGAACTATATAAACAACAGGAAGTTGACGAATATTGGATTGTTGACTGGAGAAAAAGACAAGTAGAAATTTATACTCTTGACTATGATAGCGAAGAAAATCCAGAATATTACTTACTTAATACAGTGACGGAAGAGAACAAAAACGAATTATATATTGTACATTTTCCGCATATTAAGATCACTTTTGATGAATTATTCAATATAGACTAGGGGGTGAAGGAAAATAACACTAAAACAAAAAATAGAATCCGCTTATACTATGGCTGGAATGACACAGACAGAATTTGCGAAACATATGGGAATGAGTCAGCAAACATTTTCGAGCCGTTTAAAAGTAGGAAAATTTACACAAGAAGAACTTGAAAAGATGGCTAGTATCGTTGGGGCAGAATGGAAAAGCGGGTTTTACTTTTATAATGGGAATAGGATTGAATAAAAGCATTGTGCATTATACAGAAAGGAGAGAATAAAAATTACTATACAAGAACAGATTAAAACAGCTTGTATTCATGCTGGAATGAGCTTAACAGAACTTGCGGAAAGTTTTGGTATAAGTCAATCGGGATTTTCCCAAAGAATGAAAACTGGGAAATTCACTAGACAAGAAATGGAAAAAATAGCGTTAATTATGGGATGTGAATATGTTTCATTCTTTAAATTTCCAGATGGAAAAGAGTATTAAAAGCATTGTGCAGATTTTGCATAGTGTTTTTTTTTATTACTTTTGAAAGTAGAAAATACTAATAAATATTATAAAAAGATATTGACAAAACTGTAATAAAAGCGTATAGTACAGATATAGAAATTAGAAAAACCTAATAACTATTAGGAAAAACAGTTTCTACATTGCACCTTGAAAATTTCACATTGTAAATCAAATACGGCGCGCTTATACGAGCAGCTAACACTGCTTAAGTGCAGAACTCCTATAAGCGGAAAATCAGCAAGTGAAAGAAGGGAATAAACCGTAATGTACAGGCTGTGCTGTGTGATGTTTCTGGTCTATCGGTAAAAGTCCGATACTGACGAGCAAGAGCGAAACTAGAGCAGAGAATAAGAAAAAGGAAAGAATATAAAAGAAAGGTTAAAGGTGGAAAAATGAATACATACAGATCAAAAGAAATGAAAGAAGCATACGACAAAGGCGGATACAGAGAACGTTACGCAATGGATTATGGAAACAGACGGATTGTGTATATCAACGGTCATAAATGTTTCAAGTTCACGTATTCTGAATACTTAGAATATCAAGACGGAAACGGCGCAACGTATGACACGATCCGAAAATGTTGGGTTGACTAAAAAGGAGGAAATATAAAAATGAAAAAATTAACAGTAGCAGAGAGAAGAGAAAGAGAATTAAGATTCGCAGCAGAAAGATATAGTATCCCTTATGATAAATTAAAGCATTTAATGAACAGATTTTATAGGTTGAATGGAGCATTGGAAAGATTATCTTACCTTGAAAATGACGCAAGAACTTGTAATAGAAGAAGCACAAAAGAGCTTTCAGAAAGCATAGACAGAAGAAGTGATAGATTGAATGCTGATTTAGAAAAATATGGGTTGTGTCTGGATTATTTTGGGCATCTTGCAACAATTTGTGAAAAGGGAACTACAAGAACAGCGATAGAAGCTATTTATTATGAATAAAAGAAAAGAAACGGGAGAGAAAACACTATGAATAATTGGTTATATACATACACATTAGAAGGAAAATGTTATGACGCTGACCGCACAGAATACGAAATGGTTTTAATGTCTCGGTGGTCAGATAGAAAGGAAAAAGCAAAAGAATTAGAACGGAAATGTTTTTATATTGCAGGAACACAGCAGCAAATTAGAAAACTATTAAAAACAGAATTAGAAGTTAGAAACTTGTTTTACAATCAAAATTACGCAAGATTTGGAATAATCGAAAAACTGGAAGCGAAACGTATTTATGAATAGGGGGGACAAAATGCAATTAATCACACTTACGGAAATTGCAAATTTACATAATGCCGTGTTATTTCCATATCAAGTGGAGGAACTGTCTTGTAATAAGCATATAGTAGAAGTTGACTGCATCGGAAAAGTCTATAATAATTGTGTGGGTTTTTTATTCACTCTCGTAAATGGTCAAAGGATCAAAGTGTTTGAAAAACTAATGAATAAAACAGGAGATGCAAAAATATGAAGAAAATTAAAAGACGTCATATTATGATATGTATGCTCGTTATGTTATATGTGTTTGTGCTTGGAAGAACTTTTTATATAATCTCTCATTGTGGAGAAATTAGACAAGCACATGAAAAAGAAATACTTGAAGAATGTTTGAAGTATATAAACTACTGGGAAGTTACAAATGACGGCTTGAATATATACGATCAGTACGGCAATAAATACGAATGGAGATGATAGGAAATGTATAGAGTAATTGCAAAATTTGAAGATTATGATGTCGTGGAACATGTGAAAATGGAAGAATACAAACAGGCGCAAAGAGAGAGAAAACGGCGGCAACAGAAACAGGATCGCGAAAATACAGTAGGAGCATATGTAGGATGTGTCTTTATGGTCGTGTGGGTTTTTGCGATGTGGTTGAGTTATTTATATTAAAAAGTAATATAGTCAGTTAGAAGGCATTAGCGAAAATAGTCGTTAGTGCCTTTTATAGTGCCTATATGGTGCGATGTTACATATTAAAAAGAGAATAAAAAGCAGAAAGGAAAGTGCAATGATGGAATTAAAAGGAAAGGCAAAACCAAAAGCTGTGGAAAGTTTTTTGAACGACAAAAGGCTTTTAAACGACTTTTTGGAAGTGGTTGAAAGAAAGATCGTAGAAGATAAAATTGAGGAGGCAAAACAGAAGTTAAAAAGCGGAGAGAAAGCAATTATCAACATTAATCCTCTATTGATTCATGTACCGACATGGCAGCGAGAACTGGACGTAAACAGGGCGAAAAGAATAGCGACAGATTATAACCCTTATAAGTGGGAACTTCCAAAAGTTATGTTACATGATAAAAAATTAATCATTGTCGATGGAGAGCATAGAATTATAGGTGCTATTTTCGGCGGAATGAAACTTGTACAAGTTGAAGTCCTTATTGGAGTTACAGAAGCGGACGCAATCGAATTATTTTTGTCTCAGGGTGACGATCGCAGAAGAATGAGTCCTCAAGACACTTACAGCGCAGCTTTAGAGGCGAAAAAAGAAGAATATGTTACTTTAAAAAGAATTTGTAACAATAATCACGTAGCGGTTAAAGGCGATCAAGAACCTATAAAAAATCCGATCGGAATTTTAACTTCCATATCTGACGGAATTTCACTTGCAAAGAATAATCCGGATTTACTGAATAGAATTTTATCTATTATCGGAAAACTGCAATGGAATGCCGGAAAATCTGTACATGAAGGGAAAGCATATACAGCGAAAGTTATTCGGGTGTTTAAGAAATTGTATGCTTATTATTCAGGACGAGAAATTGAAATGGAAACCGTACTTTTGAATAATTGCAAAGGTAGCAGATATTTTAATGATAATCTCGTTGAGAAGTGGCAAGACTCACTTTTCGATTATCTTTCAAATGTGATTGAAAAGAATATTGATATTCCAAATGTTTCTACGAAGTCTACGCCAAAGACACGCAGAAATAAAACAGCATAACACACATCAAATAATCAATTTATATACACATTCCGCAGGGGTCACAGCTTGCGGAATGATTTCAAAGAAAGCGTTTAAAATTAAAAGGAGGAATCAATCATGCACAAAGATTTTTGGGGATGGAGTTTAGAGGACGAAGGAAAAGGAACTGTAGAAACAAAATATCTGATTGAATCTATTACAGACGAGAAAACATGGAGCAATTTTTTTAAAAACAGAAGATATTAACCTGTACACAAAGAAAGAATACGACAGTATAGAGAATGCTCTGGAATATTATCTTTGTTGGTATGTGAATGAAAATTGTTATGATTTGAAAATGTGGGAACAGATTTATGTGAATGGGGAAATGGTTCTAAAACAGATGATTGAACCAAAGTCAACTTGTAAATCAGTTATGAGGCATTCTATTGATCGGGAAATGAAAGATAGAATGAAACAGGCAGAACGAAAAGCGGAAGAATTAGAACATTCTAACGAGTTGTATAAAGGTTTTCTTAAAGCAATGGGAAAGCAGTTTGAAGAAATGTTTAAAGAGTATTGTATAAATAATTGAAGGAGTGAAAGAACATGAAAGAATGGAAAGTATTTTATTACAATGATAAGGAAATTGGAGCGTATACAATACATGGAACTTTTGAGGGAGAAGAACAGGCAACAAAGGAGTTATTAGCATATGAGAACAGAATTAAATCGGAAGAGATTACGGTAAAGACTGAAATTAGATAGCAAGAAATAACAGATTTTATCAGGAGAGAAATAGTTATGAGAATTACTATATATAAAATAGAACTAAACAATGATTTACATACAAAATTAGTAAAAGAAAAAGCATATAACCATGATGTTAAAAATTTGAATAATCCATCTTCTATTGTACAGGTTATGAATGATGTTTTTCACATGAACAAATTGTCGGAAGAATATCTATATACGATAGCATTAAATAGAAAATTAAAACCAATTGGATTTTTTGAAATTTCGCATGGAACATCAGATTGTAGTTTATGCAATCCAAGAGAAATTTTTAATAGATTGTTGCTATGTGGTGCTAACTCATTTGTATTATTACATAATCATCCAAGCGGTGATACATCTCCTAGTAAAGAAGATATTGCGGTATTTAAAAGAATAAAGCAATGCAGTGAATTATTAGGCATTAACTTTTTGGACAATATTATTGTTGGGGATAATTATTACAGTTTTATAGAAAATAATTATCAGTAAATAGAAAATAAAAAGATAATTTCAAAAAGACTAAGTTAAACTTAGGGTGTTAAGAGGAAATAAATAGTAAAAAGAAATATGTACAACAACAAAAAATCTAGTTGACAATCATATTTATATATGATAATATGATTGTATCAAAAGGAGGTCAAAAGATGGCAAAAAGAACTTTTGGAACCTCTATTGATGAAAAAGTAATACAGGATTTTAAAGTTGCTTGTGCTAAAAACAATATTCCTATGAATACGGTAATGGAGATATTTATGAAAGCATACGCAGAAGGTAGATTTAAAACAGAAATCCAGTATGAAAGTCAATCAGAGGAAAAATAAAAATAGCGGTTCCATCCGACCAAGAACAGAAACCGCTATCCACCCACTTGAAAACAAGTCTCAAGTATATTATATATTATCGTACTTTTCTGACTATTTCAAGTCAATTTTTCCAAAGAATAAATTGAACCTTGATAATTAAATAACCTTTACTAATGAGGTACTAGAAATAGAAGCTCAAATAAGCGGAAAACGTCTAAAGGCTGAATAGTGTATAGGTTGGCGTAAATTTAAAAAGAAAGGTTCGATAAAATGAAAAATGCAATGAAACAAAAATCAGAAATGAAGTTATTTCAAAATGATAACTTTGGAACTATTAGAACAGTTATTCTTGATGGAGAGCCGTGGTTTGTAGCGAAAGATGTTTGTGATATTCTTGGAACAACTAATCCAACTATGGCAATGGATGGGTTAGAACCATTTGAACGGACTAAGTTTAACTTAGGTCGTCAGGGCGAAGCTAATATCATTAGTGAAAGCGGTTTTTATACTTTGGTATTGCGTAGTAGGAAACCTATTGCAAAACCGTTTAGAATTTGGGTAACATCAGAAGTTCTTCCGGCAATTAGAAAAACTGGAAAATATATTGCTCCATCTAAAAATAAAGTTGAATCTATGTTGTCAGATATGAACTGTAATATGAAGATTGTATATGCACAGATCAACAATATTGAGGAAATGATTGGAGAACAAAATTTCATGTTGGAAAGAGTTGTGGATAATATGACACTTTCTACTAGGCAACAACAACAGATATATAAAGCAGCAAAAGACAGAATCAACCATCTTCTAATTGGAGCACATTCTAAAGAGTACAAAGAAAATTCAAAAAGTTATTTTATAAATTTATGGAATAATTTGAAAAGTAAATTCGGTTGTGGAAGTAGTTACAAAGATCTGAATCCGGTTTATTTTGAAGAAGCAATCAAGTTTATTTCTTCATGGAAATATGAAGAAAATTAAATAGTTTTACATATTTAAGGCTTACACTTTAATGGTGTGAGCCTTTTTAAAAAAGAGAATAAAATAATAAATGGAGGTAAGCGGTATGAAAATTCATTTATTTTGGATTGATAAAAACTGGAAGAAAAACGGTAGGACTACAAATAACTATAATCTTATTGTAGATATTGAAAATAAAACATACAAAGTCGAGGATATAGAAGTTTAAAAGAAATCTGATATTGTGGATTATGTGGAATATCTTAAATTAAATGGGTTTAAGGAAGTGGAACGTATATGAGAAAAGTAATTTTTAAAATTGATGATATAGAGTGGTTTAGAAGATTTTATGAAGTACCAGAGGAGGATTTTAAGAAAGTTTTTGAAGGAAAAGAATCGTTTAAGGTGATTTTTACACTTTATGGCAATGGGAAAACTGTTGATAGACATGAATTAACAGATTTTAACGGAAATAAAAAGAATATAAATGATTTAAACGGATATGAAAAGGGTGTAATTTTAAACGATTGTTATGCTTATTTTGAAGGGCGTAAATATCACAGTGAAGCAAGAATACCGGGCGGTATGATTGAAGTTATAGAAGAAATAGACGGAAAACAAGTTAAAAAATGGGAAATGCCGGAAAAGTTTTGGACAAATAAAAGTACGATTTTGTAAGGGGGTGTAGATTGTGATTAAGTTTAAAAATACAACAGAAAAAGAATCTTTTAAAAATATGATTGAATTTCAAGGTTTAAAAATAAAACCTATTCAAGCATTATATGATAATCAAAAACAATGGAATATTACAGACAGTTTTGGAAATGAATGGAATGTCGTGTTTACAGGAAATGTTGACGAGTTATATATATACAATGTTCCACATTTTGGTTGTGATAAGCCATTCAGAGTTGATTTTATTATGAACGGAAACAATGTAGAAATACATAGAGCGTTGAAGAATGGAAGAAATATTGTATCAGAAAGATTGTTAAAACAGTTTTCACAATTAATTTTAATGATAAATAGTTTTTACATATTCGGATATATGAAGTAATACATAGGAGTGAATAGAAATGAATATGAGAGCAGAAAGAATTTTTTATATGGAGGGAAATATTCATGGAAGAATTAAAAACTAAATTAAGACAATATCAAGAAAATTCTTATTATGATGATTCTGATATTGCAGAAAAACTAATTGAATTATCTAATTTAGAATTAACGAATGATATTAAAGTTGAATTAGAAAATGCAATAAATTATTTAAACATGGTGGCACGGAACGAATATAATGATGATCAATTCAGAGTATTATACAATGTGCTGCTTGTGATTACTGGATTAGAGGTGTTTTAAAAATATGAAAGAAAATATGGATATTAAGCAAAACAAAGACGAAGAATTGTCATTTGTTGATGATAAAGAAAAAATGCGAGATTTCAAAGAATTAACTAAAGAGGAATTCTTATTTTCATATTCCTATTTGACTGAAGAAGAATATGATGCAACTATGAGATGCTTAAAACGTAGAGATAATACAATGAATCTTGGAAAATTTTAGAAATGTATGACAATGAAGAATCGGGTTCTGACGGAGTACAGCACGATTATTTGGCGGATTATATTCCGAGAGAGAACGTATAGGGAGAAAATGAAGATGACAAAATTTTTAGTAGATTATTACGAAACATATAGTAAATCTTATGAAGTAGAGGCGAATAATATGGAAGAAGCAGAAGAAATTGTGAAGAATGATATTATAGAAGGACGTAGAGAAGAACCTGATAATTGTACAGAGTCATGGTTTGAAGTGGAAGAATTGAAATAATAACAGGATTTTATTGAGGAGAAAAACGTATGATAACAAGAAGAGAAAATAAAGTCACAGTTAATGGTATTCACAGATTAATTGATATAAAAGAATTATACAATTTATCCAGAAAATATCTTTCTGATAATATGTCGTTGAGAGAAAAAGATCAATTTGTTGATGAGGTAATTTTTAGAATTTCAGATTTAGAATTTGATGCAAATCTTTTGAATGGGAAAACAGTTGAAGAATATTACTTTGCTGCGTGTTTAGCGTATGCAGAAGAAAATGGATTTCAACAGTTTTTAGATGAAGAAGATGATGGAAATATCTTTGAGTATTGTGGATCAGAACTTATTAAAAATGGAGATTTTAAAGCGGTTTTGGTGTAACAATAAAATCAGGATTTTATTTAGGAGTGAGTATATGAAAGTAAAATATTTAAAAGTTTCCGATGGAAAGAAACTAAATATAGGGCAATTTCCAAATTTTTCTTATACTGGAAGTGTTAAAGGCATGAAGAAACAATTCTATGGAGAAGATGCCCTTTTAGTAAGATGTGGAGGTTATATATATCATGTTGGAAATTTAAAACACAGTAATGGAATGATAATGAGCTATGGTGAAAATATTTATTTTAACCATGCTTATTAGATGAAATCGGAATTTTATAGGAAGGGAAATTTACATAAAATGAAAAAAATAAAATAAGAAAATATGTTAATCCTTGACTATACAACAAATTTGTTGTAACATATAGTTATAAATAAGAGAGGATAATGTGCTAATGATAAGAGCGTTTATAGAAGTGCCAATGTTTACAAAGAAATGGAAAGAATTAGGATTAACAGATGAAACTTTGAGAGAATTGCAGAATATTTTATTAAATGATCCTAAAACTGGAGATGTAATACAAGGTACGGGTGGTCTTAGAAAAATTCGTATTCCAATGCCAAATAAAGGTAAAAGTGGAGGTAGTAGAGTTATATATGTTGATATTGAATTAAAGGAAATAATTTACTTTATCAATGTATATACTAAAAATGAAAAAGACGATTTAACAGAAGAAGAGAAAAAAGCATTTAAAGCAATAGTAAAAAGATTAAAGGAGGAATAGATTATGAGTAAATTTTTTGATGATACAATGCAAGGATTGTTAGAAGCTATTGAAATTGAAAAAGGTTCTATTCCACTCACTGAAAGAAAAGACACGGTGGCGAAGACATATTATGTTTCTGATAATGATACATCTTTGATAAATTCTATTGTTGCAATAAGAAAAGAAGAAAATATATCTCAGTCAGAACTTGCTAGAATGATCGGAAGTAAGCAACAAGCTATATCAAGACTGGAAAAAAATGAACATAGTCCATCTTTAAAATTATTTTATAGCGTAGTAAATGCACTAGGTTATGATTTACAGATTGTTAAAAAAAACAAATAGAAGAATAGGCGGTGATCTGTTATAAAAGCAGTATATCCAGTGTTATTCACAAAAACTGATACAGATGTATTAGTAGAAGTTCCAGATTTGGAAATCTTAACAGAAGGAAAAGATATGAACAATGCCATTGAAATGGCAAGAGACGTAATCGAGTTGACTTGTGTTAGCATGGAAGATGACGGAAAAGAAGTTCCAGTTCCGTCAGAAATGTTAGACGTTAATAGTGGAACATTTTCAAATGATGGTGTAACAATACTTTCTTTTGTGGATATTGATTCTTCAGAATATCGAAGAAAAATTGATACAAAGGTTGTTAGAAAAAAATGTTCCCCTACCTAGTTGGTTAAACTATGAAGCGGATAAAGCAGGAATTAACGTTTCAAGAGTGTTGCAAGAAGCGGTGGTTAATGTATTGGGTGTTTCAAGAACTATTTAAAGTAAGAAATAAAATAGAGAAAAATGAAAAGCATTCAGAGAATATATCTTTGGATGCTTTTTTAGTACAGAAAACGGAGGAAAACGTTATGAACAAAGAAGAATTTTTAAATTACATAATTGATTTTGCAGTAGATACATTATGGGATGATCTGAAAAGAAGAGAGCAGCTAAGAGCATTGTTTACTTCATGGTGTTTTATTTTTGGTATAGATGCAGATACAAAGGAATGTGATGGTGTTTTATTTACAATCAGAGAAGCGTTGGAATTTCAGGCGAATGTTGAAGAATTTGAACAGTATATGATCGAGTTAATTGTTTAAAGGAGAGGTGATGATTATGAAAAGACTTGGAAAATATTCAGGAAGAATCTATGAAGAAAACGAAGTGCATACAATGAAAGAATGTGGAGTTTGTATTACAGATGAAGAAGCAAAAGATGAAGAATGGGTTTCAAAACATCATGTAAATGATTTAATGGATTGTATTACATGTTTGGGATGTCCACTTGCTCAAAAGTAATCGGAAACAGATAAAAACAGATAAAACTCGTGTTTCAGGATAAGAAGGGAATGTAGATAGTATGAATTATAGATATAATTGTGGAGATGAAGTAATAAGAGTTGGTGTGTGGAATGATGATTTTCATACAACAGTAATAGTAACAGATAACAAGACAAACAAAGCATATATTAGAAGCATTCACGAAGATGAAAATGGAACTTTTTTCACTTGGAATAAGAACAAAATTTATCTTGATAATTGGATCAGAACTTCTATGAAAGAGTTAAAAGAGAAGGTTGATAGGAAAGAGTGGATCACCTCAGACGATTTGTGTCAAGCTATTCTTTCAGATGGTGTTGACAATGTAAGATTTATCATTCCTTTGTATACTGTATCGGCAAGAGGATTTGAAACATCTTTGAAAACAAAAGATACAGTATGTAAGATTGAGGAAAGATATAATCGAGAAGTAAAAAACAATTACAAATTGACAGTTGTACCAGTCAATCCAGACGCAACAGTTGCAAATAGGGTGGATTACTATACTGAGGATATGGCTTCTTTAATTAGAGAAGGACGTATCAAAATTATATAAACAAAGCTATATCAAGTGACTGGGGGTATTTACAAATTAAATGAAGAAGAAGCAAAGAAATATGGTGGTAACTTTGCATTATTTCAGGGTATATTTTGTGATTTTGCTATTAGGGAAATGGAGGAAATGATTATGTTTGAAATGGATGATGATTATATTAAAGAAGTAAACGCTAATTACTGGGTAGAAGAAGAGGAAATGAAAACAGGTGTACATCCGTCACAAATTATAGAAAGAATACAAAAAGTATTAGACGAGTCAGGTGTCAAAAAGAAAATCACATTTATGGATTACAGTGGATTTTCAGGAACAAGAGTTGGTGTATTTGTAGATAAAGAGTTTTATGGAGTGTTTGACTATATTGAAAATGTATTTGAAAGTACATCAGAAAGTAGAGTTAATGAAAAATAAGGAGATAACAATGATGGGATATGTAGGAGATGCGGAAAAAGACTTATGTATTCAACGAGCTTTTTGTATTATGAGGAATAGAAAGTATGATATACAGTTAAAAGATTGGTATGTGGTGTTAAGCTATATTGTCAGGAAACGAGGCGAAGAAGCTTTGTATGAATACGCAAAAACGATTGACTTGTGAGACTCGAAGAATGTAAAAGCGAGAATTTACAGTGGTATGACGTAAATAAACCGGAGTAGGATGTTAAAGAACTGAAAAAATCAGGATTTATTATAATTGAAAAGTAAATACTAGGAGGAGTTACAATGAAAGCAGTTAATATTAAATGGGATACAGATGGAGATTTAGAATTATTACGAGACTTGCCCAAAGAGATAGAAATACCAGAATATCTTATTGACGAAGATACAGACATAGATGAATATGAAGAAGAAATTGCTGATTATATTTCGGAAGTTACTGGATATTGTCACTTTGGATTTGACTTGGAGTAATGCGTAGGGATATAACAGAGAATTTTATAGTGCAGATAAGAAAATTTGGAGAAGATAGTATAAGAGCTAACGTTATTTAAAAGGGAGAAAATGTCAATGTCGAAAAAAACAATTACAATAGCAGATATTTTAAATAGAATCAGGAATATAAAATATGTGATGATGCACAAGGATGGTGGAACAAAATATTTGTCATTAAATGAATTAACAAATGACGATAAAAAATTAGAAATTAATTGGTTTGAAGTGACAATGTTTCAGGGACAAAAATGTATTGAGTTTAATTTAAAGAGTTTGAATAATAAATTAAGAGTATGGTGGATTCCGCAAGTTGGATCAAGTAATAGATTTTACATCCCGGTAAAGAGTGTAGAAGAGGGTAAGAAAGTAATGGATTTGTTGGCTGCATATGATATGTTTCAGCTTCAGAACAATATTAAACCAGATTTTTGTAATGTGGGTGGATTACAGATGTTTGTAGATGGAGAATGGGAAGATTGGTACTTGGAAACAGAAGATGATTATTTTGATGATGTGGACGAGTATTGCAAGAAGTGCGAACGATCAGAAGAGATAGATAATTTTTCTAAAGATTTATTTGAACAAATTGACTTTAAAACATTGTATACGAGGTGAAAAATATGAAGTATAACAAAGATGAATACATTGGAAAAGAGGTTTAGCTTTATCCTGGGGATACTTATAAAAAATGGGGAGTTATTGAAGGCGTAGATGATCTTGGATGGACAATCAAGATAACAGATATGGAAGAAGATTATAGTTATAAATATAAAATAGGAGACAGAATCTTTATTAGCCATTCAAAACCTTTTAGCTTTAGATTTTTAGAAGATTAAGTTGAAACTCGTATTTTATAGAAAGGTAATTGAGAATGAAAGTAGAAAAGATAATTTGTGATTGCTGCGGAGAAGAAATTCCAAAAGTAAAAAAGAAAGATATCTTCGGAATTGAAAGAGAATATTATCGTTTTGGAAAATTAAATTACGGAGAACCTTTTACAGATATTAACTGTCGGAATTTAGGTCTTGATTTATGTGAGCGGTGTGCCGGAAAGATCAGCTTGGAAATGTATAAGACAAGAATAAAACTATTAAATAGTAATAGATAAAATTCACATTTCTTATGAGAATATAAATAAAAAAAGAGGTGAGATTGTGAAAGACGAATTAAAAGATATAGCTTATGTTTTTTATGTAAACAATGTAGATGGGAAAATACACACTTGCAATATTAGTAATAAAGAAGAACTAGATTGTAATAATTATCCACGATATCTCGGACAATATGGAAACTGTTTAATTGCTCTAAGGAATCAGAGGATAACAGACAAGTTGTACTTGATTACAGGGGATACTTTTGGGAAAATCAAGAAAAATTTTTGGCAGCTTGATATGTATTTGGCGGAAGAGTTTCTTAACCGTTATGCAGATAGAATAATTGAAAGGTAAAAAGGAGAAAATATTATGAATAATATTAATGTAATTAACAATGCAGGGAATAATGTAAATGTAACAATCAACGAAAAAGACAACGGTATTCAGATTCTAATTGATACTGTACATAACAATAAGAAAGAACTTTCAGAACTGAAACAGTATGAACATTTCTTTGATGAAGACGGAGAAGAGTATATATTGTGTGAGTTGTTTGAATGTGGAGTTGCCGCCGTTGTAAAAGCAAATTTATTGAAAAATAAAATGAAATTTGGGAGAAATAATAATTGGGCAGAATCTGATTTGAGAGGATATCTCAATGGATCTTATTTAACAGAATTGGAACGGAAATTTTGTTCAAAAAATATTATTCCACATAAAGTTGATCTGACTTCTATGGATGGATTTGACGATTATGGGTATACAAATGATAAAGTGGCAGCAATGACTTTTGACGAATACAGAAAGTATACAAAAGGTATTGGATTAGTTAATAATTGGCAGTGGTTATCTACGCCGAATCAGACAACAAGCCGTGGAGACACCTCTTGTGTTCGGGTTGTCGGCGTTGGTGGTGGCATGGGTTGCGTCGGTTGCATTTGGGGCGGCTACGGCGTGCGTCCGTTTTTCTTCTTAAAATCTTCAATCCTTGTATCTTTGAAGAAACTGGAATCTTAGTCGTTGAAGTAGGTATGGCGGAAGCCATACCGTCAACAGCCAATGACAAGCGACTGAAAGGAGCGAAATACTATTGTAAATTTAATTTGCGGAATTACCCTATATATTAATATTATAGGAAGTATTTTGGAGATGTTTGACAAGTAGAACTACACATGGAAGCTATCGGTGTGTAGTCTTATTTTACAGAAGGGAGAATTTATATGAAGAACGAAGGATATAGTATTATTCGCAGGTTTGAAAGCAACGGAAAGAATTTCGCAGTGATCAGAACCGAAGTTGCTGCATGTGTTGTAGAAGAATGTGAACTGAAACAATTGGACAGAGTACACAATAGAAGAGGTAATCGATAATGTTTGGATGGTTTATTTTATTTTGGATTATTGGTTGGTATATATGGCAGCTTATTTCCGGAAAGTAATTTGTATAATATTAGATATAGATGTGATACAATGAACGGAAGAAAGATTGATTTCCGCTGCTTTTTTCAAAACCTTGGCGACTGTGTTTCTGGATACACCGCAACTTTGTGCGATGTTCCTCTCACTGAATCCCAAGCTTTTCAAGCGTAGGATTTCACGATACTTGGTCATAACTTACGACCTCCTTTATCTGTATTCACACCAAAGGTGTGTATTTACAGTATAAAGGAAATATATGTAATAGAGTCCAATAAGGTGGCTCTCAATTACCGGAATATATGGATCTCATTCTCCGGAATGGTGGCTCTCAAAGGTCGGACAGGTGGCTTAGAGAACCCTGGAATAATCAGGCAAAAGTGTAAGGTTATGTGAACAAAAATACGATTATAATGTAGCATGTGGTCTTGATAATTAATTTGATTATAATAGTGATAAATGGAGGTATATGTAATGTTAAAATATAGAGAATTTCTTAGTTTAACAGATGAAGAAATTAAATTTATTATCAATGATATATTTCATCCTGTTAAAGTTGATAATATACAAAAGAATAAAAAATATAATGAAATTACAGTAGATATTACTACGATTTGGGATGTTGGAGAAGACGAAGACACCGAGATTACAGATGAAATTACACTTACAGAAAGCAATATAATAGCAGATTTCTCGTTGGCAAATGGAGATTTGCGGAAATGGAAACAATTTTTATTAGCTAAAGGTTGTGATTATAGATTAAAAAACAACCCGTATATAGAAGAGTAGGAAATGAAAAATGAAATGGAAATGTCCTGTTTGCGGAAAAGAATATGACAATTTTGAAATTAAAAATTTTGTCAAATGTCCTAAGACAACATTGTTTGGAAAGTGTACGAAACTAACATCAGATGATGGGGCTTATACGGTTGACAGATTAATTAACAGACCAGTATGTTCCGAAGAGTGTAAAAGGATAAATGAAGAGCGATATTTTGTGGAAGAGTATAAAGGGAGTAAAATTTATTGTGTGGATGGGAAATATATGCCATATCTTGAATGCGATTATTGGTATGATAACATTGATGGTGTGAAAAATAGAATTGATAACCCGTGTCTGATTCCGTTTACACCAAATATTATAAAAGGTCTGTGTGCTGCAATGAGCGGAGAACCGGGAAATGCTTGAGGATAAAATTAGCTTTTATTTGATGCGTAAGAAGAACAGGTTTTATGGAAATCTGTTTTTTCTTAAACTTATAAAGTATAGTGTTTTTTGTAACGTAATTTAACGTGAATGTATGTGGTTTGATGCGAACATGTTGAATATATTGTAAACGCGAGGTATAATGTAATAGGAGGTGATCTGATGTTTAAAGCAAATCCGTATAGACCTGGGGCTGGATTGATGCCAATGTATATTGCCGGAAGAGACGAAGATATAAAGAGTGTAGAAGAAATGTTTAATGCATTATCTATGAATATACCAACTCCGTCTATTGTTTTTAGTGGGTTACGTGGAGTTGGAAAAACTGTTCTTATAAATAAATTACAAAGTATTGCAGAAGAAAAAGATATATTTTGTAGACACATCGAAGTTGAAGAGAGAAATGATTTTATCTCACAGATAGCGACTTGTTCACAAGCATTTTTGAGAAAGGTTAGTACAAAAGAAAAATTCAAGCATCTTATACAAAAGCCTTTGGATGCGATAAAGTCTTTAGTTGTATCATTTGACGTAGAAGATAGCACTTTTTCTCTATCACTGCAAGAAAGAGAACTGTATAAATCAAACAGTTTAACACAAAGTTTAACGGAAGTATTTGTGAGTATTGGAGAAACAGCATACAGAACAGAAACGCCGATATGTTTTTTTGTCGATGAAATTCAATATATGAAACAGAAAGAATTAGGATCATTGATTGCGGCTTTACATCGTACTAATCAACTTGGTTATCCAATAATGATTGTTGGCGCTGGTTTACCTAAAATTTATAAAATGTTATCAGAAGAAAAATCATATTCAGAAAGATTGTTTGTATATAAGGAAATAGGATCATTAACATACGAGCAGTCGTTTAAGGCTATTGAGGAACCAGTAAAAAAATTCGGTGTTTCTTATACTAAAGAAGCCATTAATGATATTATTAATATAACTAAAGGTTATCCATTTTTTATTCAGCAATTTTGTCAAATTGTGTATAATAATGTGAATGATAAAATAATTCAAAAAATGGATGTTGAAAAGAATGTGGATGAGTTTTTTGAAGTATTAGATATTGGTTTTTTTAGAGTCAGGTATGAGAGATGCTCTGATGGAGAAAAGAAATTTATATTTGCAATGGCAAAGTGCGGAGAACTTCCGTGTACTATTTCAAATATTGGTAAACAACTTAATAAAAAAGTTAGAACTATTTCTCCAACAAGAGCGCAACTAATAAATAAAGGAATTATTTTTTCTGTAAGGCATTCAGAATTAGATTTTACAGTTCCAGAATTTGATAACTATATTAGACGATTAGACGAATATCAACAATGGAATGTAGATGGTGATGAATATGATGATGAATAATAGATTTATGAATCTGCCTGAATTTCATACAGTAACAGATCAAGATATTGTAGAAGAATATTATAAATATAATGACATAAAGAAAGTTGCAAAGATATTTGATCTGTCTGTACAGAATGTAAAAGATGTGCTGAAAGCAGAAAGATAGTAAGAATATATTGAAAAAAGTTATCGTATATGATAACATATATATAGAAAAGAGGTGAGCAGTATATATTTAATAGATTTTTACAAGAAAGAGAATGGAAAAATACCAGTTCAAGATTTTTTGTATTCTTTGGAACCAAAGTTAAGGTCAAAGGCATTTAGGGATATTGAGCTACTACAAAATCTTGGAAATGAGCTAAAAGAGCTATATGTAAAATCGTTAAAGGGGAATAAGAATAAAGGACTTTACGAATTACGAATTAAGTTTTCTAATGATATAGCAAGAATATTTTATTTTACATATTGTGATAATAAATATATACTGTTGCATGGCTTTATAAAGAAAAGTATGAAAACTCCTACAAAGGAAATTGATAAAGCAAGAAAGTATATGGAAGATTATAAAAGGAGGAGTGGATATGAGTAATGTGAGTATTTCTTTTGAAGAAATGAAAAATGATTTATTAAAAGATAATGAGTTTAAGAACGAATATGAGAAACTAAAACCAAGATATGAAGCTATTGAACAGATTATAAGAGCAAGAAAAGAACAAAATATAACACAAGCAGAATTGGCAAAAATGGTTGGAACTCAAAAAAGTAATATATCAAGGTTGGAAAGTGGGAATTATAATCCGACTCTTGATTTTTTAACTAAAATTTCAGAAGCACTTGGGAAAAATTTAAGCGTACAATTGAGATAAAAGTAGTAAAACTTAAATAATTATTATTAAATTAATAACCCATAGAGGTATCGTAAAAACGGTATCTCTTTTTTATTTACAAAATTACATATTTTAGAAAGAGAAAAGGAGAAGAAATAAATATGGTTATTGGAAAATTTATGGTAGGTAAAGAGAAACATGTAGTTGTTAAAATGGATCATGCAACACACACAATGCCAAAAGCTGATTGGAAAAGACTGTATGGAAATTTGCATCCGGAAAAATGGAAGAAAGAAAAGAGAGAATAATGTATTGAATGGAGGTGAATTATTTTGGATAGTAAATCGAAAGGGAAAATATCAGAATCTCAAAGTAGGATGCTTACTTCAATGGGAATTATAGAATATTTGGCTAAAAATAATTTATCTAAAGAACAAGCTGCTTATAGTGCATATATGGATCAGTCAAGTAAAATTATAACTAAGCGAATGGATGCAATGGAATACCTTAAAACAAAAATAGACACATTAGAAACATTCGATCTGTAGGAGAGGAAGAAAAATATGTGTTATAAAGATGAGAAACAAAAACAATTATATGAAAGATTAGTTAAAGATTTTGAAAAACTACAAGTTCCAGAATTTATTCAGAGATATTTTGTCTTATTGAAGAGTTCTATATCCAAGATTAATTACTGGATAACAATTCGATCAATGTTGGAATACATGATAGAAAAAAAGTCTATTAATAGAAAAAATATAGCAGAAATACAGCCAGAAGATTTCCTTAACATAGATATCGTAGATATAACTTCATATTTAGAATATCTTGAAAAAGGAATGTCATCTCGATCAGTATATATAAAAAAAAATATGCTTAGTAGTTTTTGGAACTACTTATCCTTAACAAATCGGTGTCCAGTAAAAAACAATATAATAAAATCTGTGCCATATGATTTTGTTACATCTAATAATAATTTAGTATTAAAAATGCCATCAGAAGAACAGTTATTATTGATGGAAACTAGAATTAAACAGAAAACCGACCCGTGTATACGAGAAAGAAATTTAACTGTTTTTATGATTTTAAAGGGGACTGGAATCAGAGAATCAGAACTTGCAGGTTTGGATTTAACAGATATATATCTAAATGGTGATGAAACAGACAATAGAGCATATATCAAGGTTCTTGGGAAGAAGAAATATAGAATAGAAGAACAGAGAAAAGTATTATTGACAGAAAGCGCAATGATAGAAATCATAGAATGGTTAAAAGTTCGTCAGACAATAGAAAATATCATAGATTCAAACGCATTACTTTTAAATAAAAATGGCAAACGTCTGAATGAGGATAATATTAAAAAAATTTTCAAAAACTATGGAGACGGTATTACACCACATATGATGCGTCATTGGTATGCAACTATGATGGAAAAGAAATTTGGAGTTGCTTTTGTTCAGCAGCAATTAGGGCATAGTAGCATGGCTGTAACGGTAAACAATTATACAGATGGAACATATGGTGTAAGCTTAGAAGGAATGTAGAGAAATAGAGGGCGATAGGACTATTTGTCGCTATCGTCCTCTATACGATCAGTACGATCGGAAGATTCGAGGTCTTTAGGCTGAGATGATTGTGAATTAGAGAGAAGTAATAATCTTTGCATTTGTGGATCATCGGAAGTAAAAAGATCATTAGGGGTGCATTTTAGCGTTTTGCATATTTTTTCAAGGGTATCAAAGCGAATAAGAGAAGTTTCTTCATGTACCATTTTTCCAATATGGTTAGTAGAAATTCCAGTTAATTTTGATAATTTGTAAGCAGACATTTTCTTTTGTTGCAGAAGATAATTGAGTCTTAATTTAATCATTATCTCACCTCATTTGTTTAGTTGATAGTTTTGTTGTTATTATACTAAAAAATATAATATTTATCAATAATATATCTTGACATATAATACCTATAGATATATAATGTTAATCATAAAAAGAGAAAATTAAAAAAGAATGAAAGGAGGTTGCGTTAGAGTGAAACAATCTATTAAAAAATTTGATGTAGTGCTTGTTGATTTTGGAGAGAATGTTGGATCTGAACAAGATGGGGAGCGTCCTGCTATTGTTGTTCAAAATGACATTGGAAACTATCATTCGCCGACAACATTAGTAATGCCATGTACTACTGCTAAAAGGAAACATCATATTCCAACGCATACTCCAATCAAAAAAGGAAGAGGAACAGGATTGAAAGAAAACTCGGTAGTGCTAGGAGAGTGTATGAGACAAGTGTCAGAGGAACGTATTATAAAACTTCTTGGTAGAATCACTGATGAAAAAGACCAACTTGCTATTAAAGAAGTTTATTTTAGTAATTGGGGAGAATAGATAATTAGGAGGTTGTTTGGAATGAAGTATGTAGAATTAACAATAGAAGAAGCGATGCAACGATGTGATAAAAATGCAAAAGTGTTGGTTGCCATACAAGACCTCAAAGACACAAAGGCAAATGTTAGCTTTGTGAAAAAAGAACGGAAAGAATATCCGGAAATTTTTGAAGATATACAAACAGCCACTTCGCTGTGTGATGATTTTGTTAAACAATTAAAACTGTTTTCTGAAAAGCAAGATATACACAATATAAAGCCAAAAGGAATTCAAAAAATTGTACTGCTCAAAGAATAGAAAATAAAAAACCAAACAAATGTTCTAAAACTATTGCAAAATCAAAATGGAAGTGGTAACATATAAAATATAAAAAAGAACAAATGTTCTGCGTTTGCTCCCGAAAAAGAAAATAGGTTGGTATCCCATCAACGGTGCGCCAACACCTCCGGGTACACAACCTACTTTCAATCACACATCAAACAATCCATTTTGGATCATTTGAAGGAATATATAGCAACAGCTACATAGACACTATTAGTTTAATTTACATATATAAAAGTGTCAAGCGTTTCAGCTAAAATTTCCAAGTTTTGTAAATTTAATAGAGCATAATGCATTAATGAGCTATGGCGAAAAGGTAACGCAGCAGGTTTTGACCCTGTTATTTTGCTGGTTCAAATCCAGCTAGTCCAGTTATGTGCTTATGGCGGAATAGGAAGACGCTTCGGACTTAAAATCTGATTCCGATAGGAGTGTGGGTTCAAATCCCACTAAGCACATTCATCATGTATATTTACAAAATGTAATATGTCGTAGGTGTACGTGGTAAAACTAAGGATCGTTAATTCAGTTGGTAGAATGCACGTCTCATAAACGTGAAGTCGCCAGTTCGAGTCTGGCACGATCCATTAAAAAAATAAAACAGAAGGAAGTGAATTAAGATGGCACAATATGTTATTACCGATGGAAAAAGATTTATTTATCGTATGCATAATGGTAAATACATCCCAACATCTAGCGAAAGTATGGCTGACATCTATAATAAGAAACAGGCAGAAAGAATTTTTGAGAACAGTTTATCAAAACCACTTAGAGCAGCGTTCCGGGTAGAAAAATATGACAAACCGCCCGATGGAGTAAAACAGGTAAACAAGGAAGAGATATCTCACAACACCGAGAAAGTTCTTATATCAGATAATATTCAGCGTTGGATTGATAGGATTTCAGATTTGAATGGTCTTGCAAAAGATGCAACAGACAGAAAAGATGTGCTATCAAAAGAATTATCGGATGTTGAAAAAGAAATTCAGGATTGTTTGCATTACATAGAATTTACAAATCTCAATGCTGCACAGGGTTATAAAGCATACAAGATACTCAAAGATAGAAGAGTAAAGCGTAGGTCAATCAAGAACGAGTTGCAGGTTTTAGGAATTATTCTAGGAAAGAAAATAAGCGAAACTGCAACAGATGAGATTATGAAGTGTATTGAAGGATTAGATAACAGACAATATGCTCCAAGAGTATTACAAGAACTATTTGATTTGTAGAAGAGAATACTACATAAAATTATATTATCACGGAGGTAGAGATGAGAAAGAAACAAGAAATTGAATGGTCAAAATTGACCGAAGAACAACTAAAGATTGTGAACTACTATTGTGATAATAATATGAAACAGTTGAGGAAGATATGCGATCCAATTCTTATAAAGTGTAATATTCCGCGCATGAATTATGATGATTTATATGATGTTGCAGTGGATACTCTGGGAAAAAGCATAGAAACATACAATAAACAAAAGTCTCAATTTAAAACATTCCTGACTGGAAATTTAAGACGTAAATTCATTCAGTGGATGAGAGATGATACAAGAGGTTGCAGATGCAATGTTTTAAAAGATGAGAATGGAAATATTGTTAAAGATGAAAAAAATAATAATATACCTATTCAAGATATTTCCTTTGATGCGCCGAATGATGATGGAAATGATTTGGCAGAAATAATTGATTCTGGAATTAGTATTGAAAGAGAATGTTTATCAACACATAGTTCTTTAATGTCTGAAAATGTAAAAGCGTTTTTAAAATCTCTAGGAGGTGTGCAACGTGAAATTGCAAAGCTGTTAAGTGAGGGATATTGTGACTATGAGATTAAAGAAAAATTACATATCTCGGACACAGACTACTATTCATGTATAAGTGATATGCGTAGCTATGAGAAGAAAAAGTTTTTATTAAGAGAAGAATCTGAGTTGCAAGACAATATTTTTGAAGTAATAGAAGAGGAGAATATAACAATGGGAACATCAGAAAAAACAAAGAACACAAGTTACTCACTTGAGGCAATCAGCAAGAAATTGAGGAAGCATAGACTGAGAGACGATCATATTCTCCAGAGAACTTCTGGACAGTGGAATTTGAAGACCAAAAGTGAATTAATGTCAGATATTCTTCAGGGAAGAGCATTGACTCAGGTTATTATCTCAGAGGAAATTAAGAATGGCATCCAGATGCTTTGGCTTATTGATGGAAAGCAGAGATGTACGAATATTGATGATTTTATGCATGATGGGTTTGCTATTTCAAAAAATATTAAGATTAGAAACATTGAATATCAATCTGATAAATTGGATGAAGATGGAAATGTTGTGTTGAATGAAGATGGGTTTCCGGTTCCAGAAAAGAAAGTTTTTGATATTGGTGGAAAGAAGTTTTCGCAACTTCCAGACGAATTGCAAGACAGATTTAAAGAATATCAGCTTCCAGTTATGTTCAATTTAAACTGCACAAAAATGGATATCGCTTACGACATTTCACGATTCAATAGATGTAGGTCTATGAATGTAGCGCAAAGTGGATGGACAGGATTTGATGAAGAATATGCAGAACTTGTGGATAATATTTTGAAAATGGATTTCTTTAAACCTGATTGCAAAAAGACATCATACACAAAAGCAAATATCACAGCAGGTACACTGAGAAGAATGCTGGTTGAATCTATTGTGCTTTCGGAGTTTCCGGATGCCTATAACAGTGATTTTGGAAAGATGTGTGAATATCTTACAGATAATGCAACAGAGAATGTTTTTGTAGATTTCTATTTACATGTAGAAAGATTGGTTTCTGTGACAAGAGAAGAAACCGCAGGGATGTTTAATTCCAAAAACTCATTCCTTTGGTTTGTATTATTTAATAAATTTGACAAGTTATCAGAGAGATACAGACTAGAAGATAAGCGGTTTTATGAATTTCTATGTGCATTACAGGCGGATTTACATAGTAAAAAAATTAATGGTATAAGTTTTGATTCTTTAGATGAAGAAACAGGCACTAAAAAGAAGCCTCTTATCATGAAAAAGTTAGACCTGTTGGAAACATTGTTAAAAGATTTTTTGGGAATTGAGGCTGAAGAAAAGAATAATATAGAAGAAATAGAGATAAATCAGTCGGCGATTGACTTTGTAAATACTAATGTATATGAGAACCCGACAGAAGAAGATATCAAATGCTATGAAGAAGATTTAGAGGTTTTAACCTTGGATGTAGACAACAATTCTTCATTATTAAATCCAGAGAATCGTAACTCATTGATCGGAATTGTAGCATATTCATATAAAGAAGATTTGGTTTTAGATGAATGGTTTTTAGATTTTTTTAACAGACAGAAAACATATATTAAGAATCAAAAAGAGAATTATACATATATGAAAGAAGATTTTGACAAGTATGTAAATAGAAAAAACAGAATAACAAAGGAGTAGCATGAAATGATTCGTCAGATTGAAATTAAAGAAGGAAAAGGATTTGAAGAGTGTAAATTACTAGAACTTACTGGAAATAATATTTTTATTTGCAGCAAGCCTAGTGTGAAGAATAGACTGTGGAAGAAAATCAAAGATATTTGGGAAATTGGTGATAACGGTGAAACAGATGTTGTTTACATATATGAGCCATATGATGAAGATCCTAAACAAAATTTAGATGGGTTTAATGTAAATTACCTTCCAACTACAATTGTACAGTTACAAAATAGTCAAAAATTTATTTTTACTGTAGAAACTCCATTTATTTTGACTGCAACGAATAAAAAAGACATATGGTTTGTTGATGAAAATGAAGATGGAAATATTTATTGTTATGCATTTACAGATTTTAAAGGACATAAAGAATCATGGAATCAGGGCGTGGAAAGAGTGTATGTTGAAACTGTTAATGGTATATATGGATTTTGTAAATATAGAAAAATTTAAGAATATTAAGGTGGAATAAAATATGCAGAAAGAATTTACAAAAGCAGATTTGAAAGATGGTATGGTGATTGAAACAAGAGAAAGAGGAAGATACCTTGTGCTTGGAAATATAGCTACAAGAAATAGTGGTTACAACAGGTTAAGCAGATATGGGGATGATTTAACAGAACATTCATTTCACAATAAAGCATATGACATTGTTAGAGTTTTTAAGGTAAGGAATGATTGCTCGAGCAATTTAGAAGGTCTACTTGAAGATTGCAATCTTGAAATTATCTGGGATCGCAAAGAAACCAAGCGCATGACTGCCGAAGCAATGCGACAGAAGTTGGAAGAACTGACAGGAGAGAAGATTGAGGTTGAACCAAGTAGAGAAGAGATGATTGGTGCGTGTTATGAGTTCTGCAATAAAAGAAAATGTTTGAGCACATGTGCTTTGAGAGATAGCGGAACTTGCACTTTTAGAAACTATTCCGATGAACAATTAAAAGAATGCTACGAGAAGGTGATGAAAGATGAACGAAAAGAAAGTTAGAGAAGCGATATATTGCATGAAGTCATTTGCAGACGATACAGTGTGTGAAGAGTGCGATAACTATGATAGATGTGATCATACAATGGTTGCCGATAATGCCAGAACTGCAATCGAAGCACTGGAAAAGCAGTTGCCAAAGGAAGCAGTAAAAAGAAGTCTGGTCAAAGATAATGGTATCGTTGTTGGAGCTGTTGGCAGATGTCCTTGTTGCAATGAAATTATTGATGATACTATGACGGTTTGTGATTGTGGACAGAAGATTGATTGGTCGGAATAATATATTTGAGTTCCCTGCGAGTGACTGTTGGGAACGGAAAGGTGGAAAATATGAAATTATATGTATGCAGTAATAGCACAAATGGAATAAAAAATATTGACGGTATTTATTATTTGATTACGGAAGAAGGAGAATGTTTAGCATCTCATTTGTGTTCTTCTAAGTATTATGCAAAAGGTGATTTATACGAGAACAGACCAGAAAGAATTAAAAAATATACAGAACGTTTTGGTAAATGCAAATGTTTGTATCTTGGAGAAGACGATATGACTTTTGAGAAACTTCTTGAATTAAATTACAAGTTCGCACAGGAAGAAAAATAAGTGAGTAAATTGAGTTTCCTTGGAGAATCTGTAGAACCAGAAGATGCCGAGGTTATCGGAAACATTTTCGATAATCAGGAGTTGTTGGAGGTGGAGAGATAAATGAAAGCACCTAAAGAAATAGCAAGTAAAGCAGAAAGATATAAGGAGCTAAAAAAAGAAATAGATAAACTTTATGAAGAATTGGAAGAGTTTGCTAATGAAAATGGTTTTGAGGATTTTTGGATAGACGGTTTTGGGGTATCTCAAGAACCAAACGGAGAAGAACAAACAGATGGAGAATATTGTGACCAATGGATGCGCGGGGAAGATTCCGGAGATGGAATATATTACTATCCGATTGAAGGAAGTACGCAATATTTTTGGGTAGCATATTCATTTTGATTGGAGGTGAAGTGATGCTAAAACCAGCGCAATTATACAAAGAGGAATTAGAAAAACTTTTTTTGAGGACATGGTACGACCTTAAATATATGTTCTATAGCGGATGGACAGGGAGCGAACTACCAACAATTCCTGACAATAATTATGACGCTCATCATTTCGCATCAGTTGATAACAATGGAAATGTGATTGGGTACATATCTTATCGTATAAGTTGGATAACAATGAGTGCAGATAACTTCGGAATTATAAGTTTTGGAAATCATATAGAGTTCGCAAGAGATGTTTATAAAGTGATTTGTGATTTATTTGAAAAACACGGCATGAATAGAGTATCATGGAGTGCATTTGTCGAGAACCCAGCAGTTAAAGGATATAGAAATTTTATTAAAAAGCATGGCGGTAGAGAGTGTGCTTATCATAGACAGGTTGCAAAACTACTGGATGGAAAGTTGCATGACGATGTGGAATTCGAGATTTTAGCATGTGAATTTAAGAAATAGTTTGTTGGAGGTGGAGTGATGAAAATTCCGAAGAAAGTTCAAAGACTTATTGACCGGCGCGAGAAACTTGCAAAGAATTTGATTGACGTATGTAATGAATTAGACACATGGCTTGAAAAGAATGGCGCAGATTTTAATGATTCTGATTTGGTGGACAGCACGGTGACAGGATGCAGGATTTATTGTGAGCCGGAAAATGCAAAAAGTGATGTTGAAGATTATATAAAAAATAGAATGTGAATTATACTTAGGAGATGAACTATATGGAAATATTAGAGAAGATTTTGGAAGAGGTAACGCAATATACAAAAGATGTATACGAATGCGATCTTGACGATATCGTTGAGTATCAAAGAAGAAACAAAGAGGATAAATGTACATATATTGTACAAGGAATTGAAGAAGCAACAGAGTTTATCCGTTCACACATGGATGAAACTATTTCTGAAATGGAAAAAGTTGAAAAAGAGAAAGTAACAAGCGCAGAGATAATAACCAGACAAATTGATGGAAAACCATATTATCATATTAAGTTTAAAAAAGTCGGTGAAGATGAATACACCATAGGGTATAGTTCTTTCAAATTGGATTATGTTGTTAAATGGCTTAATGATTACTTTGAGTTTTACGGAGAAGCAAAGGTATCTTGTGATGATAACGGTTGGATTCCGGTACAAGGGCGGTTACCGGAAGATAATCATAAAGGAATCTATGATATGCAACTGGTTACTCTTGAAGATGGAGAAGTATGTATGGGAGTGTATAATAATCGCGAAAAAGAATGGTGGACTAGAAAACAAGAGGGAGAAAGATGGTATACAAATAAGCATAATGTTATTGCATGGCAACCTCTTCCAGAACCATACAAGGAGGAAAAGAAATGCTGAGATACGGCGAGTGTGATATGCAACGAGAGAGTGGCGAATGTCCGTTAGATCGGTTGAATTAAGTTGATTTTAATGGAGAGGTAAAAATGGAAAGCGATGCGGGAAAAGACGGATCACGGAAACGAATGTACAGAAAGTGTTACGACGTAGAGAAACTGAAAAAATATGTGGACGAAGGAAAGTCGAACGTAGAAATAGCATATTTGTTAGACATATCAGTGGCAACGGTGGTAGCAGGCATAAAAGCATATGGATTAAAAGGGATGCGGAAACGTGGCAGACCGAAAAAGGAGCTGATACATTGAGCAATACAAACGAACCTAGCGCTGCCGCGCTGATCCGGGCGCAGGGGCAGCAGATCCGGCGGGAGACAACGTGGGAATATTTACAGAGACGATGTGGATTAAGGGGTGATGCGGGTGGAGATAACAAAGGAGCTGCTCCAGGGATACCGGAGTAAAAAGGATGAGATTCTGGAGCTGGATTACATACTCAAAAACCGATGGAGAGATGAGGGGTTGATAGGGAATGACGTAATCTTTGATTACAGCAAGGGATATCCCATGCCACAGGGTGTGGTAGGATTCGACAAGGAGAAGTATGATCGCCTTCAGGACCGGGATCAGCGACGGAAGGAGCAGCTGGAGCAGGAATGTGTGGAGATAGAGGAATGGGTGGAAGCGATAACTGATGGCATTACAAGGCGGATCTTCAGGATGTGCTTCGTCGAGGGGAGAAAACAGAAGGCGGTTGCGAAAGCGGTACATTTAGATCAGAGCCGTGTGAGCAGAAGAATTGATGATTATTTAGAAAACGCATAGCACGCATAAAAAGCATATGTATAATAATACTAGAGCCAAAAGGCAAAGCGCCTGCGGCTCTTCCCCCTACTCTTGCATAAACCAAGTAAAGACGTCCTGCATTTGCGGGGCGTTTTTTGATTTAAAGAAATGCGTATAAAATGCGTATTTACTATTGACAATGGATATATTTATGCGTATAATATACGTATAAAGAGAAAGGAGCTTGCTTAATGAAACGTAGAGAATTAGTTAAGTTGCTTGAAGATAACGGGTGGTATATAAAGAGAAATGGTGGAAACCATGACATATATACGGATGGTCATAGGAGCGAACCCATTCCGAGACATCCAGATATCAACGAGAGACTTGCAAGAAACATTATTAAGAAGTTGGGACTGAAATAGTCCCACTTTCTTGAAGTTTTATTAAGTGAGAACGCGTTTATATGTGTGGAGGAGGAATCACAATGAAAGAAGGAAGAAGGGCATATCCTGTTGTAATATCGAAAGAAGATGATGGATTTTTCTATGTGGAGATCCCGGATTTTGATATTGCGACACAGGGAATGGATATTGCAGACGCAATGGAAATGGCAAGGGATGCAATCGGTCTCATGGGAATAGACTTGATGGATGAAGGAAAAGTACTTCCGGAACCCAATATTGCAGGAATTAATGCGGCAAAAGAAGATATTGTAACATTAGTTGATGTTGATTTTGTGGAATACAGAAGAAAGGTGGATAACAAAGCGGTAAAGAAAAATTGTACGATTCCATACTGGATGAATGTAGAAGCAGAAAAAGCTGGAATCAACTATTCAAAATTGCTTCAGGATGCGATTATGAGCGTTCTTGGAATAACAAAAAGTGCTAACTAATTCTCTAGTTATATAAATTGTGAATAGCACCCTTCGGGGTGCTTTTCTCATACATAATTCCATTTCCTGTGCACATACTATCCCCGAGGTGATGGTATGAACAAAAAGCAGCAGGAGCAGGAAAACAGACAGAAGAACTTGAATAAGTTCAACAGCATAACGGAAAAGGTAAAACCGGAGAATCAGAACCAGACACACAATGTCCGGTCTGAAGCGGTGGAGCCGAAGAACAGACAGGTATAAGGCATCCGAAAGGGTGCTTTTCTAATGCAAAATTTTAAGTAGAGGAAGGTGGTGACGTGGCGAATTATGAAAACATAAAAGATAAAGGATTTGATCATCGAACAACGGACGAACTACGGATTATTACATCAAAAGGAGGTAAAGCAAGCGGAGAAGCGAGGCGTCGGAAAGCAGATTTCCGGAAGACGCTGAACATGCTGCTTACTGCTGAAATAGATAGTGAAGAATGGAAGCCGGTTCTAGAGGCACTTGGTGTTGAGTGTACTTTAGAGTCAGCTCTTTTGATGGCGCAGATTAAAGAGGCGTTGGCTGGAGATACGAAGGCAGCCACCTTTGTTGCAAAATACTCTGGCCAGTCTTCTGAACCTGACGAGAACCGGTTGAACCGTGAAGCAGATACAGAGCTTAAGAAAGCACGCAAGCAGGCGGTTACTGGTGAAAATGAAACGGAAGAGGCTCTTGATAAACTGGATCAGATACTAAAAGAGGTGCGTGATAATGCAGTTAAGCAAGAAACAGAATGAGTATATTGTGAATGCGACGCATCGTTGGAATATTAAATCCGGAGCTGTGCGATCCGGAAAGTCTTATGTCGACACTGCGTTTGTGATTCCTTTCCGGATCAGAGAGCGTGCAGGCAAGCCAGGATTAAATGTGATTCTTGGCGTATCGAAAGAGTCTATCGAACGAAATGTTTTGCAGCCGATGCGAGAGATTTACACAGACAAGTTGATCGGAACGATTAACAACCGGAATGTAGCGCGGATCTGTGGAGAGGATGTTTACTGTCTGGGTGCGGAAAAGGTCAGTCAAGTGGCAAAGATTCAAGGGGCATCCATTAAATACTGCTACGGAGACGAGGTGGCAAAGTGGAACAAAGAAGTATTCCAAATGCTGAAATCTCGTCTTGATAAACCATATTCCTGTTTTGATGGTTCCTGCAACCCGGAGAACCCCACACACTGGCTAAAAGAGTTTCTAGATAATGTGGAGCTGGATATTTATCTGCAGAGATACACCATTTTTGACAATCCGTTTCTCCCAGAAGAATTTGTGCAGCAGCTCTGCAAAGAATACGAGGGTACAATCTACTATGATCGGCTTATACTAGGAATGTGGAAACGTGCAGAGGGGGCAATCTATAAGCGTTTTGCAGATAATCCGGATGCGTACCGATGTGAAGTTGTGGATGAGCTGTCGCTTGATCCAGAGCATAAGCAGTTCCAGAAAGAAGATATCATATCCATTGAAATCGGTTTGGACTTTGGTGGAAATCAATCCGGGCATTCATTTGTTGCCAGAGGGTATACGGATAACTACAAAGACGTGATTGCACTAAAATCCCGCAGAATCATGGCAAAGGATGAAAATGAGGATATTGACAGCAATATGTTGGATAAGATGTTCTGCGATTTTGTTGGAGATGTGATTGAAGAATATGGGATTGTGACCCGACACGGAGATTATGTGGAATATTGCAATGTGGAAACCGTTTATTACGATAATGCGGAGACGGTTCTTGGAAATTCTATTCGGAACGCAGTGGAGAAACAGTATCCTTGGATATCGGTTCGTAAGGCAAAAAAAGCAACGATAAACGACAGAATCAGATGTACCGTCAAGCTCATGGGGGCAGGAAGGTTTTTTATTACAAAAGACAGCGAAAGCTTGGAGACGGCGTTTTCGGATGCGGTTTGGAACAAAGAGGTTGTCGAAAAAGATGAACGTCTGGACGATGGCAGCACTGATATTGACAGTCTGGATGCGTTCGAGTACACGATTGAACGTGATATGAAATATCTGATTGAAGAGGTGGAAGATGTTTGATGGAATTAGAAAACTTTGGAAAGGACTAATGCGGATGTTTGGATATACGACATTAAAACAGATCGTTGGCAAGGATATTACTCTTTCCGGTGCTATGATCGATGCGATAAACGAATGGAAGAATATGCTGAATGGACAGGCAGGCTGGATCACTGACAGCATCGTATCTTTGGGGATAGAAGAAGGCATCTGCCGTGAGTTTGCCGATTGCGTTCTGGTGGAAATGGAAACCGGCGTGAGTAATGAGCGTCTGGATAAGATATATCAAAAAAATATTGCAAGGTTGAATGAAAATTTACAGGAAGGACTTGCGCTCGGTTCGTTTGCTTTGAAGCCGTTAGGCGGAACGACTGCAGAGTTCGTAGCCGCAGACAAGATCATTCCGATCAGCTTCGGAGATGACGGTAATCCGAATGATATGGCTTTTCTGACAGTGAAGAAAGTCGGGGATACGGATTACTTTACGCGGTTTGAAAGGCATTATTTCATAAAGGGAAACCTGACCATAGAAAACAGATGTTTCCATTCTCAGACTGCAAGTGATATCGGGCTTCCGTGCAGTCTGGAGGCAGTAGAGGAGTGGGTGGATATTGAGCCGGGTCCTGTTACATATCCGGGTATGAGTCGGATGGATTTTGGGTATTATCGGAATCCGATCAAGAATAAGGTGGATGGTTCGGTCTGCGGGGTATCTGTATACGATTCGGCGATAGACTTGATCAGAAAAGCAGACATCCAGGGGGCGAGGCTTGACTGGGAATATGAATCGGGGGAACGAGCCATCCATGTTGATGGCAAAGCATTAAAACAAGATAAATCAACCGGAAGATTTGGGATGGCAAGGCTTAATAAAAGGCTTTACCGAGGGCTGAATTTGGAAGCGGGGAAAGACCAGGAGCTTCTGAAAGAGTATTCTCCGGAAATGCGAGACGAAGCCTTTAGGCGTGGACTTGAAGAGTATAAGCGAGAAATTGAATTTTCTGTTGGCTTGGCTTACGGAGATTTATCGGATGTGCAGGAAATCGCTAAGACAGCAACAGAGATAAAAGTATCAAAGAACCGGAAGTATAATCGGGTAACCGCAATTCAGAACAATTTGTATGATTGCCTGGAAGATTTTGCCGCAGGACTTGCCTTTTACAACAGCATGCTGAATTCCGGGTATGAGTTTTCCTGCAAATTCAACGATTCAATTCTGACCGATGAGGAAGCAGAACGGCAGCAGGACAGACAGGACGTGAGCATGGGCGTGATGTCGCATTTGGAATATCGGATGAAATGGTATAATGAGGACGAATCCACGGCGAAGAAGATGCTTCCGGAACAAAATCAAGTTATGGAGTAGGTGATCTGATTGAGAGAAGACTACAAGAAACAGTTGTCCGGTCAGATTGAAAAAAACTTTTCAGATCTGGAAATTCGGATCATGGAAGATATCGTTCGCAGGATAAGAAAAACTGGAGAAATCACAAGCACAGCGGACTGGCAGATTAACCGGCTAAAGATTCTGGGGTATTCATCTGAAGACATTGAAAATATGCTAAAAGAAGCGTTGGGTAAATCATATCCGGAGATGTTCGAGTTGTATGATAAAGTCATTGATTGGGAATATGTCCGGAATAAGGAAGTATACGAACAGGTTAATGCAGAATTTATTCCTTACGAAGAGAATGAGGAGCTGCAGCAGATTACAGAAGGATTAATCAGACAGAGTGGAGCTGAATTGCAAAATATCACAAAGTCTCTTGGTTTTTATCTGGATTATGGAACAGGGAAACCGGTATTGACTCCGTTGGCGCAAGTGTACCAGAAGTATTTGGATGCCGCCTGCATGGATATTGTATCTGGTGCATTTGATTACAATACGGTCTTAAGAAGAACTGTAACACATTTGACAAACAGTGGATTGCGGCAGATCGATTATGCATCCGGCAGGGCAAACAGAGTGGATGTGGCAGCACGCAGGGCAGTCATGACCGGGGTATCGCAGTTGTCTGGCAAGATATCTGAAATGAACGCTGAAAAGCTCGGAACGGAGCATTTCGAGGTGGAATGGCACGCCGGAGCTCGACCAACCCATGCGGTGTGGCAGGGGAGGGTTTACAGTAAAGAAGAGCTTACAACGGTGTGTGGACTTGGAAGTGTAACTGGATTGCTCGGCGCCAACTGCTATCACATGTACTATCCTTTTGTTCCGGGTATTTCCGTTCGGAACTGGACAGACGAGTGGCTGGAAGAGCAGAATCGCAAGGAAAACACGCCGAATACCTTTAACGGTAAAGAATACACTCTTTACGAAGCAAAGCAACGGCAGAGGCAGATGGAAACTTGTATGCGGGCGCAGCGTGAAAAGGTTGACCTTTTGAAGAAGGGCGGAGCTGATCCGGATGATATCATGATTGCAAGAGCCAAGTATCAAGGGCAGTTGAATGAGTATAGCCGGTTCTGTAAGAAGATGGGTCTGACAGAAGAAAGAGAGCGTATTTATTATGATATGCGTGGAAGAGTAGCAACAAATACGAAAAAGCAGAATCGTAAATATACGACAGATATGATTCGAAATGCGGATAGGGATTCAAAGCAGTATTACCGATACAGAAATATACTTGGAGATGATGTCGGCAGCCTTGCTGATTTCCGGCAGATGAAGTATAATGAACCTAAGAAATTTAGTGCATTGAAAAAGAAAGTCGATACATATTCTGATATCGATAAAAAGGAATGGTCTTCTGAGTTTAAACAGAAGTCAAAAGAAGCGTATGTAAGATTTGAAAAAGAAGGTATCTATTTGTCTGTTCACGCATTGAGCCGATTACCAAGATTGAATCAGCCAGGTCTGCCAGAGGTTTCGGAAGAAGTATTGATGAAATTTATTAATGGAATACCTAAATATACTGAGGGTGAAAATAAATTGGTTTACTTCGATGCGAAGCTTCAATTAGTGGCGATTAAGAATAAAATAACAGGCGATATAGTGTCCGTTGTAAGGCGTAAGAATCCTAAGGAGGTGTGGGAAAATGTTTAATAAAATTATGAATTACATCAAAGATTTTTTGGAAAATACACCTGATGACATCTATGATTTTTCGTGCGAGCTAGAAGGCTTGTTGATAGTGCACTATGATGAAATGCATGAAGAGCAGCCAAGGGCTACGGAAATACTGAATGATGAGACACCAGATGTATGTGCTTTGGGAGAACCTGGTATGAAGCCAGAAGAAATCGAAGATTTCAAAAGAAAATTAAAAATCGAATATGACAAGGCTATGAAAGCAGTCGTATAGATACCATTCATTCTTCGGAGTGAGTGGTATTTTTGTACCCATTTTTAAGAAAGGAAAGGTGAAAGGTTATGATGAAAGCAATGTTATCACAGCCGATGGCTGGAAAAACGGAAGAGGAAATCAAGGAGACACGAGAGAGAGCAATTCAAGTATTGCGGGAGAAAGGGTACGAGATTGTGAACACCCTTTTTACTGATGAGTGGTATAGCAAAGAAAGTATGGAAGAAAGAGGCGTGGTTCAGATTCCACTGTGTTTCCTGGCAAAGTCTTTGGAAAGCATGAGCTTATGCCATGCGGTATACTTCTGTAAAGGTTGGGAGAATACAAGAGGATGCAGGATTGAGCACGATGCAGCAGTTGCTTATGGGCTGGATGTGATTTATGAAAAATAGAAAGGAGGTGATCCGGTTATCTCCCGTTAAGACGCAGGGTAAAGCGTCTTATTTTATTGTCTTTTTCCGGCAGACGTAAAAGAACGGAAGAAAGGAGAGTGTAACATGAAGGCAGATTTTTTAAAAGGACTTGGATTGGAACAGGATGCCATTGATAAAATCATGGCGGAGAATGGAAAGGATGTTGCTGTGGAACAGGCAAAGACAACGAAAGCCGTAAGTGAGAGGGATAATTATAAAGACCAGCTTGCGACTGCAACGGAATCTTTGGAAAAGTTTAAGGATGTAGATCCGGCAGCCATGCAGAGTGAAATTGACAAGCTCAATCAGCAGTTAAAGGACAAGGATGCGGAGTATGCTGCCAAAGAAGCAGACCGTATTTTCTCTGATACCATCAAAGAAGCCATCAAGACAGCCGGAGGAAGAAACGAAAAGGCAGTCATGGCCATGCTTGATATAGATGCATTGAAAGCGTCTAAAAACCAGTCCGAGGATATTAAGAAGGCATTGGAAACCGTAAAGGAGTCCGATGCTTATTTATTCGGTTCTGATGAGCCGTTTAAAAATGCAGTGGGAGCAACTGGGGGCGGCGTCAATGTAGGCGGAGATAATCTGTCAGCAATCAGGGCGGCTATGGGACTTCCGGCAGAGAAATAATTTTTAGAAAGAAAGAGGTAAAGATATGGCAAATACAATCGCATTAAGAAAAGCATATTCTACTATGCTTGATGAAGTTTACAAACTGGCATCCCTTACAGCCGTTTTGGACGGACCGAACGAGCTCGTAAAAGAAGGTGCAAACGCGAATGAAATTTTAATTCCTAAAATGACGATGTCCGGTCTTGCAAATTATAATAAGCAGACGGGATATGTTGCAGGCGATGTGACACTTGAGTACGAGACTAAGAAGTGCACTTATGATCGTGGGCGTATGTTTACTGTGGACGCTATGGACAATATCGAATCGGCAGGTGTTGCCTTCGGACGTCTTTCCGGAGAATTTTTGAGAACACAGGTAGTTCCAGAGCTGGATGCGTGGAGATTAGCTTCTTATGCCGGATATGCACCGTCTGCAAATAAGGTTGCGGAAGCGATTGCAGACGCGAAAGCTGGAATTGCAGCGATTAGAAAAGGAAAAACCGTTATTAAAAATGAGGAAGCAAAGCCGGAAACTTGTTATTTGTACATTTCCGCGCAGCTTAAAGGGGACATCGAGGATCTTGACACCACAGCATCAAAGAAGGTGCTTGATGGTTGGGCAGGTGTTATCGAGGTACCAGAAGGGCGTTTTTATGACAAAGTGACTCTTACGGCATCTGGAGCGGGAGGATTTACAACAACAGGTGGTAAAAAAATTGATTTCCTGATTGTTGACAAGAATGCAGTAATCCAGAATCAGAAACACACGGTATCTAAGATTATTACGCCGGATGCGAATCAGGATGCGGATGCCTGGAAGTTTGGGTATCGTACCGTGGGTATCGCAGAAGCGAAAGATAATAAGAAAGTGGCAATCTATGTACATACTGCGGCGGCATAAGAATGGGAGGATCGTATGCAGGAAGTGGTATACAATTATTATACGGATCATTACGGAGGATGTATGATCCCGGAAAATGAATTCCCATGTGTGATCCGAAAAGCGGAAGCATACATGAATCTGTTTGCAACAGATGGATGGAAAGAATCACCCTTTGAAAACCTTGTAAAAAATTGTCTCTGTGATATGGCAGAGGCAATTTACAATGTTGAGAAACAATATGCGGAAGGAATCAAAAAAACAGAAAACACAGACGGTTATTCGGTTACGTGGGCAACAGAAATTACAGAAGGGCAGGATCAGGAAACTACGATCCGAACGAAACTGTACCGAATTGCCGAGTGCTGCCTGATGCATACAGGATTACTGTATTTGGGGGTGTGATAATGTTAACAAATGCAGAAATCACGATTTTTAACAGGCGTTCAGATAAAGACTCGAAAAAATTTGTATATATTCCGCATTATATATCAGATGTCTGGTTTCACACGGATCAGAAAACTTCGGTGATGACAGGAGGCTTGACTAGCGCAGATTCTTATCAGGTCAGGATTCCATATGAGGAATGCTCTGGATGGATATCGCCGGAAGAGTTTACAGCGTTGACGGATCTGCTTGGCAGATGGACGGTTCAAAATGGGGATTTGTTTATTGTGGGGCGGTGGTGTGGAAACTTTAAGGTTTCCGGCATTGATGAGATAAAGAAAGAATTCTCGGGGATTGTAGGTAAAGTGCTAAGTCATTCCGAGAATTTTTTTGGTGCATCTAAACATATTCGGATAGGGGGAGGATCATGATGGCGAGGATTCGATTACAGATCGATTCGACGGATCGGATACTTTTAAAAAGGAGTCTGAACAAGAACGGGGAAGGACAGAGGTTCTTTACCCATGAAGTACGCAGATTATCCGATCCATACGTTCCGAAACGATCCGGTAAGTTAAAGAATACGGCGGTAGAAACAAAAACAAGCATTACCTACAACACTCCTTATGCGAGGAGACAGTATTACGAACATAAAGGTGATGGGTTGCGTGGATCACACTGGACAGAGCGGATGTGGGCAGACCGAGGCAAGGAAATTGTCCGGTCGGTAGCTGCTTTTTGTGGAGGTAAGACAAAATGAGCGTAGCGGTAAAGGTAAAGGAATTTATAGAAACCTGCCCTTTTTTGAAAGAATTTGAGCAGGCAACATTCCCAGTAGTGAATATGGATGTACTCGAAGATCAACCAACGATGTACAGCATTGAAGAAACTCCGGCAGACCCGATCGTAAAGAGGTATGCAAATGGAGATTCCGTGAGGCAGTATGTATTTTCACTGTGCTCCAGAGAACTGTATGGACCGGCAGAAAATGAGGACACTGCGAAGTTTTATGAGAAATTCTCTGACTGGCTGGAGGACTGCACAAGAGAGGGAATTCTTCCGGTATTATCCGGTCAGTTACAGAGTAAATCAATCAGGGCAACAACAAACGGTTATCTATACGATAATGAGGGAACAAGTTGCCAATACAGGATACAATGTCAATTTATTTATTTTAAACGGAGGTAGAACAATGGGTAGTAGCGAAGTGACTCGTGTGATGGCAGCAGCTGTTACAGCAGGAACAAAAGGTGGAGTAGAACAGAGATATCAGCAGCCGGATTATATTGATGTGAGTGGGGGGACTGGGTCTCCGCAGTATGAACTGCTTGGTTTTGGAGTAACGCAGTTGGATAATTCTCCAGCGGCGAAGACATCTTCTAAAAGATACGTGAATCAGAAGTCAGCAACGCAGTCCATAGGATCTTATGAATGGACAGCACCATTGGAATTTGACTTGATCCGTTCGGAAAAAGCAATCGCCTTTATTGTAGATATCGGAGAGAATGAGAAAACCGGAGCAGAAGCAGAAACACTGTATGTGAAAGTCTATATGAACAAACCGGTTGCTGATAAACAGAATACATTCGAAGCAAAGCGTAGAAGAGTGGCAATCGAAGTTGCTGACTTTTCAGACAATGACGGAGAGATTCAGGGTTCTGGAAATCTTCTCGCTGTATCTGACTGGGTAGAGGGATCGTTCGACACAACGACAAAGACATTCACGGAAAAAGGCGCTGCGGCGTAATTTTGAGATGATCTGAGAAAGGAGATATGCGAGATGCAGATTCATGGAGTAGAGCTGGATTTTCATTTATACGATGAAGATAAGGCAGATGTGAAAAAACGATATTTTGAAGAACTGAAGAAAATGGGTGAAATCAAAAAAGAAATGCCGGCAGGTACTGAGGTAGAAAAAAACAGGTATCTCTGCAGCAGGATCAAGGGTATGTTTGACAATGTATTCGGTGAAGGTACTGGGGAATCGGTATGTGGAGAAGGAAATGATCTGCTCATGCACTTGGATGCTTATGGGCAGCTTGTCACGGAGCAGATTCGACAAAATGAAGTTTATGAAAGAGTGATGGATTCACTGAAGAAGGTCGGCAAGTTTCCGGCTCTGAGATCATGAGCATCTTAACAGATTCTTTCCCGGAGAGTGTAACAGTGAGCGGTGTGGAATATCCGATACATGCGGATTTCCACACTGTTTTACGTTGCTTTGAAATACAGGGAAGAAAAGCGGAACTGTCAGAGGATGATCTTCTTTTCATGCTGAGATTGTTTTACAACGTAAAGCGGATGACTGTAACGGAAGAGCATATCGATCGGATGTTCTGGTTCTTTTCGTGCGGAAGGGAAAAGGAGAAAAAGAAATTTCCGAGGAAGATTGCAGGGATCAATGACAAGCAGCCGTTTGACTTTGAGGAAGACGCAGATCTGATCTATGCGGGATTTATGCAGCAGTACGGAATCGATCTACAGGAATCCAGTATGCACTGGTGGAAGTTTATGATTCTGCTGGAAAACCTCGGAAACGGTACGAGGTTGCAAAAGGTGATGGAGTACCGGACGATCGACACAGGGAATAAGAATTTATCCAAAACCGAACAGGAATTTTACCGGGCGATGCAGAGGTATTATGGATTAGAGCCAAAACTTCCACCGATGAGCGAAAAGGAAAGATTGATCGAAGAAGCGCTGATTCACGGAGGAGACGTGAGCAAATTGTTAGGCAGGTGATGAAATGGCAGACGGAAAAGTTGTAATCGAAACCGATTTGGATTCGTCAGGGATAGAAAAAGGACTCACAAATCTTGAGAAAGTCGCAACTAAAGGATTAAAAGTAGCAGCCGCCGCAATAACAGGAACAGCGACGGCACTTGCCGGAGTCGCGACTGCGGCAGCCAAAACCGGCGCTGATTTTGAGTCGCAGATGTCGCGTGTAAAAGCAATTTCCGGTGCTACAGGAGAAGAATTTGAAAAGTTAAAGGCACAAGCGATCGAGCTTGGCGCAGAAACATCGTTTTCGGCATCACAGGCGGCAGAAGGGATGGAAAACCTTGCGGCGGCAGGATTTACGACAACGGAAACAATGGAGGCAATGCCGGGGCTTCTTGACTTGGCAGCGGCATCAGGAGAGGACTTGGCAAGTAGTTCTGACATTGCAACGTCCGCCCTGCGAGGTTTCGGCATGGAGGCTTCAGAAGCGGGGCACGTGGCAGACGTCCTTGCGGAAAATGCGAACCGGACAAATTCCTCTGTGGCAGAAACCGGAGAGGCGATGAAGTATGTAGCGCCTCTTGCACGGTCGGCAGGACTATCTTTTGAGGAGACAGCAGCGGCAATCGGTATTATGGCGAATGCCGGCATACAGGGAAGTCAAGCCGGAACAACGCTCCGCGGAGCAATTTCAAGATTGTCTAAGCCGACAGATGATATGCAGAACGCTATGGATGACCTAGGTATTTCTTTCTATGATGCAGATGGGAAAATGAAATCCTTGTCTGATCAGGTTGGAATGCTTCGGAATGCAATGGCCGGAATGACGGACGAGCAGAAGAATAATTACCTTGTTACTCTTTATGGGCAGGAATCGCTTGCGGGAATGTTGGCGTTGATCAATGAGGGCGAAGGTAAGATCAATGAACTGACAGCGTCTTATCGAACCTGTGACGGATCAGCGAAAGCTGCGGCTGAAACGATGCAGGATAACTTAAAAGGAGCGGTGGAGCAGCTTGGCGGATCAGCGGAAAGTCTTGCGATCGTCTTCTACGAAAAGGTGTCAGGAGGCTTAAAAGAGGCAGCACAAAGTGCAACAGAAAGTGTAAATAACATTACAGACGCATTGACAGACGGAGGAATTGCAGCGGCTGTGAATGTGGCGGGAAATGAATTTGCCGATCTTGCAGTAGCAGCGGCATCACATGCCCCGGAAATGATCGATGCGGCGGTTAGCTTTATCGAGTCGTTTGCATCCGGTATCGTAAACAATAAAGGAAAATTGCTTGGAGCTGCCGGGGATGTAGCAGACGCGCTGGCCAGTGGTTTGGCGGAGTTGCTTCCGAACAGTTTACGAAAACCGGCGGAAAAGGCGATTGATGCACTTTCCGAATCGTTGGAATCAGGCGGGTTAAAAAAAGCCGGGAAAACGGCTGTAAATACGTTAGAAAATGTAATCGATGTTGTTGGGAAACTGTCAGAT